GGAATTGTTGTCGTCGTAGTAGTAGTCGTAGTGGTAGTCGTGGTAGTAGTCGTTGTTGTTGTCGTAGTGCTTGTAGTCGTTGTTGTTGTAGGGGCATTTGATGGCGTGATATTTACATCAACAACGTATGAATTTCCATACCAACGATTTGGGTCTCCACAGCAAACGCTGGTCCGCAGGCGATACGTTCCAGCACTTAGGTTTCTTGAAATATATGAGTCAAGACCAAACCAGTCATCGTTTACGGCTACAACAGTGTTGTTCGAATCGTAAAGCCACAGTTGAGAGTCAATCCCGTATTGCCAAGCATAGGCGCGAGCAGTAAATAACTGTGGCTGTTGTAACTCAAAGAAAAAGTCATGTGCTCCAGTGGTCGTAAAGTTGTCAGCCTTGGCAGATGAAATTGGACCGAACAATGCCAATAACAGCACAGGGATAACTATCCAAAAGCCTTGGCGAAGTCTCATAACTGCTATATAATAAAACTATTTCATTAGATAGCCCTTGTAGCCCATATGGGTTATAATTTCTGCGTGAGAACGCTTGAATCTTTCAAGGACTGCCATAAAGGCGAGACTATTTGGGTGTTGGGTTCTGGCGGTTCGCTTGACCATCTTGACCCTTCATTTTTTGATGACAAGATTTGCATAGGTGTAAATTTTGTGGGCAGGGCTTTTAAGATTGCCAATTATTTTACGTTTTCTCATTACCATGCTGATTCTCTAGAAATGTCTGAATCATCGCGATTTGTATTTACGCCGAGGAAAGAGCACGGAAATAGAGAAGTCTGGTCTGGTCACTTGCCCGAAAATGTTGTTTTATTTGATACAACTACAGGGGTTCCTGGAAACAGTTTTAACCCTTTTGGCAAGGACAACCCTGCAGTTGGATTGATGATTGGGAACTCAAGTATCCATGGGGCAATTCATCTGGCAGCATATATGGGAGCAAAGCACATCGTTCTAGTTGGAGCGGATTGTGGAAAACTTGATGGCGTAGACAGATTCTCTGGATATGTCGCTGGCGATAATCCATGGTCTGAATACAACACAAAACTAATCATGGTAAAGCAATGGGTTTTTGAGAATTTTGGGGTCAAAATATATTCGCTAAATCCATTTGTAAACTTCAACCTAGAGGGGCATAAATTTGAAGGAGAAGTAAAAATAAACTAATGCGACTATATGGTACGCTTTTTATATGGCATTGACATTAGAAGACCTGACAATTCCAGCGCCAGAACCAAGTCCAAAAGATTGGAACGCAGATGGATTTGTTATTAAGAAAAACTTAATTCCAGAAGATTTAATGGTCAACTATGAAACGTGCTGGATGGAGAATAATGCTGAGCGCCCTGGTGGGTGGCCTGACTGCACTCCTTATCGTCGACATCCAGAAGTCATGGAGATTCTCACTCACAGTGCTATTAATGACACTATGGCTGACCTCATTGGTGAGCCTGCAGGAGTTCATTTAAATCTGACTGGGTGGGTCACAACTCGTCGCAACTGGCATCAAGACACATATTTGAATCCTCCGAATGTTGGCGATTACTACGTAGCGGTATGGATTGCACTGGAAACAATTCATCCAGATTCTGGTCCATTTCAATTTGTTCGTGGTTCACATCGGTGGCCAGTTGTGACTAGAGAAAAGATTCTTGCAGCACTTGGTCCAGATGAGCAAGACCACACGTGGCCTAAACACAGCGAAAGAATTCTTACTCCAATATTTGAAGCAGAGATTGAAAAGCGCAATGCAGAAATAATTACTTATCTTCCAGAACGCGGAGATGTTTTATTTTGGCACGGTCGTCTTGTGCATCGTGGCTCTGAACCAAATATTACTGGAATGCCACGAAAATCATTAATTGCTCACTACTCTGGAATCAATCACCGTCAAGATATGCCATCAGCAAAACAGCATAAGGGCGGATGGTATTTCCCGATTGAAGGTGGAAACGTCTCGTGAAACTGCTCAATGCTGGCTGCGGAACCCACTATGTAAAAGGCTGGATAAATACAGATGTTTGGGAAAACGAAGACACTAAACCAGATGTTCTTGTAGAGGCAGGGAAACCATACCCATTTGAAGATGGAACATTTGATGCGGTGATGTTGAGCCACGTGCTTGAACATATTAAATGGGAAGAAGTTCCAGACTTTTTGAGAGAAATGTCGCGTGTTGCTAAACCAGGCGCTCCAATCTTGATTATTTGCCCAGATGCACTCAAGTCAATAAAACTCTGGCATGAGAACCGACTACCTTGGGATTTGGTTGAATCTGTACTTGAACATGCAGATATCGGACCAGAAGATAAAACTGTTAAGTGGTGGGACGGCGCAGCGCACCATTGGAATGCGCACGAAAAGCGCGTTGAAAAACTTTTGATATCAATGGGTTTTCCAGATATCGAAAACGTATTTGACTTAATTCCAAATGGAAACTCTTGGCACGATATTTATATTTCTGGACTTACATGGCCAGTCATCGGAAAAGCAGAATGGCAATTGTGCTTTAGATTTAAAAATAAATCTTAACTCTCAAAAGCCTCTCTATAGATTCCAGAATAAGCGGCATCCCAGTCTTTACCACGAACTTCCATCGTGCAGTATTTATGTAGATTCTCAAGATTCACAGTTGCTTCATCACGTCGCATCTCAGCACTCATTAATTCATTCAAGTGATATTCCCACTCTTTTGCATTGTGTGCTACTCGACCAATTCCTAATTCTGCTAAGTACTCGTACTCTGGAGAGTATGAAGCAACAAATGGTATTCCAGCAGCAGCATATTCAAGTCCTTTTATAAAAGACTTTGCATGGTTGAACTCAATGTCACTTAGTGGAACTATCCCGATATCAATTGGTGTGAACAATTTTGGATAGTCAAGAATTGGGACCAAAGGAAGTGTCGTCATCTTCTCTGGGTCAATTTGAAGTTGGTCAGCAACGGATGGACCATCTGGTGTATATCCAGAATGATGAAATGGAAGTTTATTGTCATTGAGAAACTTTCCTACAGAGTCCGCAACTGATTCAAGGTCATTTGAACGCCATGGGGTTGCCCCAACCCACCCAATCGTTGGTTTGTCTGTTGCAATAACAACCCTGCGCTTCCATCTCCCTATGTCAATCCCATTACGAACCATGTAAACATTTGGATGCTTCTGGGCATAGTAAGCAGCAAGGAATGGTGTAGATGTTATTACTGCATCTGCCTTTGCAATAATCTGCGCATAAATATCGCGGTTATTTTCTGGATTGTTTTTTGGGTCAGTGGCGGCGTAAGCGCGGTTTGTTGGAGACAGGCCGTCATGCCAGTCATCAATATCTACAACAACAACTTGGCCAAGTCGCTTTGCCTCATCCATGGAATCAAGAACCTTTTGATGCATAATCAACTTGAATACAATGATGTCAAATCCATGAATGGCTTTTGTGTCTTCAATCATTAGGCCGAATCCGTATTGCTCATTGAATCCAGGAAAACCCATTCCAGTTCCCCACTCATATTTTTTCATTTCTCGGGATGGCAAGAGACAGCGGTACCAGGCGCAACCATTTGGCTGAAGGGGCTGTGTTCCCCATGACCAGTCATACGTTAAAAATGCAATTGTTGCTTTACTCATTGTCTGGAGAGTATAGCCCATATGTAGGGTTCTCTGGTACTATTGAGGAATGATATTTCCATCAACGCCAAAAATCGGTCCTGATGAATTGCTAGAAATAAGCAAATACCAAGTTGAAGACCTTGGAAGTGGAATTGTAGTTTTCAGGAATGTATTTGATGTTGAAAAATTTGTTTTATCGCATATTGATGATTGCGCCGAGGAGGCACACAAGGGACGATGGAACTACATCACCGCTGAAGACGGAATTGAGTATGGAATCAACGAAGATGGCTTTAGGTATAGGATGGAAGATGTTCCTGCCGCTCCAGTTCGTCTTTTAGCACCAGTAACTGATAAAACCCCACAGGAAATTACAGATTATTTTGTCTATCTAGAAGACACAATCTATAAGTGCCTCCTTCGTTACATAGACATGTTCCCATTGATAATTGGAAGTCTGTGGTGGAAAACTCGCGGACATGTACTCAGATACAGCGGGCAAGGGATACTGGGTTGGCACCAAGATAATGACACTAACTACAAAGTAACTGGTGGAGTTAGGTATTACCCAAAGGGCATGGTCGCATCACGCCAAACCGCTGGAGCATTGGCATATTTCAATGACCAAGTCGAGACAGAGGAAGAGATAAATGGAGAAAACTTTTGCGGTGGAAGTCTTAAGTTCCCATATCTGGGCATTGAATATAAACCCAAGAAGGGAGACATCGTTTTCTTTCCAACGAACTACGTCGTATCTCATGGTGTAACAAAGATGACCGCTGGAACACGCTATGCGTATTTGACATTCTTTGGACAAGGCGCTGATGACGCAGACGCAAATATTAGAATCGTAGAATCAAAGGACAGCACTGAATGGTGTCCTCCAGTTTGGTTTGACGAAATTTATGATGACTACGAAAAGTATTGCAAGTCTGAGTATTCACCTTGGTCTAATCCTACAGAGGGGTTAGAGGTTGGCTCAAATCCAGTTTTCCAGAATAGATGCGTCACTCAGTATGGTGGAACTCATACCGCCCAGGAGATTGGGAAAGAATAGTACTTATGTCTTATGCTCCGTTTGGGAAAGCGTATATCAAATTTGATATTGATTCATTTGAGCGGAATATTGATTCAATAAAAAACGACCTGCTCAGTAGGAAGGTTCTTATATTCAAAAATGTCCAACTTCCGTTTGAAGACATTATTGGAATTTTGAAGCAGATTCATGGTGATTCAGATTATTTGATGTCGGAAGAAGGAAGAACCAGCAGGCAGTTATTTGAATTTTATGGGTTAAATAACAAACGCTTACCTTTTGCTAATGAATACTTTTCTAGGTGGGGCGTAGATAGGTGGCATGTCGACGATTCTTGGAAAGAGTTAGTAATAGATATAAGTTGCATGCATATGACAAAAAGTTCAACCTCTGGTGGAAATACAAGATTTGTTGACCTAGAGAGGACTTACGACTGCCTCGACCAAAAAGATATTGACTTTATTGAAAAAATGGTTTCTCCAGGATGGAATGCTGACACAAATGAGTCTCCGATGTATAGGAAGCCAGAATTTATGCATCCATCAATCAGGGTTCATCCAGTTACTGGAAAACTGTCAGTATTCTACAACGGTCAAAATACTGTTGCAAAAGATAACGACAAGTGGGTTGAGTATAAATTAAAACTTCTTAACATATTTGAACAAAAAGAAAATATGATTGAAATATCTTGGGAAGACAACGACCTAGTTGTTTGGGATAATCGTTCTGTCGCCCACGCCGTTATGGGTGGCTATGGTCACGGTGAGCGAATTTATAATAAGATTGAAATTGGGCAATCTCCAGTTTTAACGGAAGCGTAGTATGAAAAACACCGATTTGTATATTTATGATGGATGGGAAGATGTTGTCATCAATCAAGAAGATAAAAAACATATTCATTTAATTGAGAATTTCATATCCAAAGAAGACCTTGAAATTGTTCAAGAGTTTTGCAAAACAGCAGAGTTCGTTGAGTCAAATCCGCTTATTCCAATTGAGTCGATATCTAGCGTTCACGGGAATCGGGAGACTCCAACAACGCACATACTTAGAAAATACCGTAATAAGATTTATCCGCTTTTAGAGCAAATATTTGACTGTGAGATAAATCCAGATTCTGGATACTCCGAGATAGTTGCTATTGCAAGGTATAAGCCTGGAACCTCACTTAATGAGCATGCCGACAAGGTATGCGAATCGTGGCGCGACCTAAGCAACGTGCTTTACTTTAACGATGATTACGACGGTGGGGAAATATATTTCACCCAGTACGGAATTGAATTCAAACCTTCAGCGGGTTCCCTTCTTTTATTCCCATCCGCTGCCAACTTTTCACATGGTGTTAGGGAAATAAAGTCTGGAGACAGACTTGTAACCAGTACCTTTTGGGTTGTAAAAAAATGGAATGTAATGGACTATTCAGACTGGCAGAGTTATTCAGTCTCGTAAAGTTTCCCAGTCAGAACTAATTTTTGCTCTGTATTCCTTGTTTTAAAATCTTCCATAATGTGCATTACGCTCTCATTGATTGTGAATGGTGGTTCCCCATGGCCATACCAACGCAAATATGCGTATCGTTCTCCTTCTGTAACTGGAGATACCTCATGACAGCCCATGTATGAAGATGGGTATACAAGTACCGAGCCAGTTCCTGGAGTAGTGTTTATTCCCCATGGTCTGTAAGAAATCTGACCACCGACAAAATCATCATTTAAAAATGCACCAACTGTAAGCACATTATAAATTGGAACTGTATTTATTGGTGTCACATTATCTTCGGCATAGGCAATATTGCAGTCAGAGTGCGGACCAATACACTGTCCATTTTCATACTTGATGATATACCCATTAGTAACCCATCTAATGTTTTCAATAACAACTGGGAATAACTTACAATATTCGACCACGCACTTGTGCATTGCTTGCTGAAGAGTTAAAACTAATTCCTTATCTTTTCCTTCAAACGAAGAAAGGTCGGTATACCTAGTTGGAGAATACTTAATCAATTCAATTGGAATCGTATATCCACCTTCGGTGCGAATGGAGCCGTCCGAATCTGGAACTTGGCTTTCTCGTCTCGTAGTTTTTTCAAGGCTTTGTTTGAATAGTTCAAAATGCTCTTTGTCTATATCAAAGACGCCATCGAACTTGACAATTCCATTTCCAAGATGAGTGACAATCATATTACTCCAACCTCAACTTTTTGCTGACCGTAGTTTCCATCATTTACTTCGCTTCTAAACTTTTTTAACCATTCATATTTATTATTTCTATCTCCGAGAGTAGAGAAGTCGGTCCTTGCATGAGAAAAGAACGACAAAAATGCCCATCTTGTTCCTGAAGTTATCTCTTTTATTCCATGACACCCAATGAAGTTTGAGGGGAAAATAATCCCATCTCCAGCGCTCAATTCTACTTCAGCACCCAAAATTGGAAATTCAAAATTCCCGCCTTCGAATTCATCATTTAAAAGAATCGATGTGCTTAGCGTATTTGTTATTGCCTTATTCGACAAAACTTCTATTGAGTTATTTTTATACGACGCCGAGCAATCAGAATGGGCTCCAATGAGCGCATTTTTTTTATACTTTATATAGTGGAACTGTTGATGCTCTGTTACGCACTCAATTGCCGAGGGAAAGATTCTGCAATAAATTACCGCTGCATTATATATAGCGCTTATAAGTTTCTCGGTAAATTCAACGTCATATATGTTTTGAGAAAACCTCAGCGGGTAATTAATCTCATTAACGTCTGGGTCATACTCATGTCCGCCTTCTGTATATAATTTACCCTCTACGCTAGTAAACCCTTGAGGTTGACAATTTTTTTCTATTAAACTAATGTCAAATGAATTTATATCTGAAACTAAATTTCTGAACACAACGACACCGTTCCCAAGATGCTCAATTTTCATGAGTGCATGTTTTCCACTAGGTGCCATGCTGGCCAATTTTTATTCACATTAGTCTCTTCAAGATGTGCTCTAAAATCATCACGCAATGTAGGCATGTATACATTTGTTGATACTTTTGCAAGTTCTGGCTGTGATACTGGGTCTGCTATAAATTCATTAACTTCTGCATTTGGAGAACCGTGTGCATACCAACCAAGATATGTATACCTACTTCCGTGGGTGACTGGTCTAACCTCGTGGGCAGCAACAAAGTTAGATGGAAACATTAAAATGTCTCCACGGTTTGCCTGATATCTGATGTTTAGATAATTGAAAAAATGACTTCCGCCAATAAAATTATCATTCAGATAGACGATGCACGAAAGCGTGTTTCTGGTAGCCAATTGGTCTGATGGATGTGGGTATCCATAGGCATAATCAGCACTCGTATCAGAGTGAGGACCAAGAAATCTTCCGCCGTGGTCCACAGAATACGAGACAATATGCCCCTTCACTTTCCACCATATGTTTTTATAGGCAAGTGGAAACTGCACAAGGTATTTAAGTAGGTACTTATCCTTTGATTTTTCAAGGAATTTTAAGAACTCTACAACTTCTGGCCTTGCATCTCTATGAATTGATGAGCCACGACGTGGCATATTCATAGTGTCTTCGTAGTCAAAGAAATAACCACTTTTATTAATAAATCCCTTTTTCCCAGTTTCTGGGTCGATTCCTTCTTTGTACATATCTGCCATTTCGGCAGCAACTGCACCTTCAGCAAAATTGCATGCCCAGTCAAAATCGAATGTCAATGCATCCCTGAATACAACTACTCCGCCGCCAAGATGCTCCGCATGAACATTATTGTAAATCATTCTTATTCTTTTCCTTTATAACTTCTTCGATTGTGCCATTGCTTTTATGTATTCTATTTAATGGAAGCGTCAGGAGATGTTCATAGTCTAAAAAATCCCCATACTTTTCCTTAATATATTCTTTATAATCCTTAAATATTTCTGGCATCCAAACCTGTGAAGAAAGCAATTTTCCAGTTTTTGCAGAAGGTGAAACGCCTCTTGCAATATCCTCTGAACCATGTGAAAAGTACGCTATATAGGCATACCTAGAATTTCCGTCGCATCTTTTTACTCGATGTGTACCCATGTAATTTGATGGGAACATTATGATGTCACCCGATTTTGGCTTGTATGTGACTCCTAGGTATGGAAATTCAATTTCTCCGCCAACATATCCAAACTCCCCGATATTGTCTATTGAGTCAACAGAATCGTTGAAATATAGAATTGCACCAACTACATGCCTGATTGCAACCTGCATATCTGGTATGGCATCTGGCTGATAATTAATATCATTATCTGAATGGAAACCCATATCGCTTCCACTCCTATACGCAACAATATGTCCTTGAGTTTTCCACCATAGGGATGGGAGAACTGTGGGGAACTGTTCAACATATCGAATTAAAGATGAATAAATTGCCTCTTCGCATGAATTGAAAAACTTATATTTATCATCTTCTACGTCATCTGGTGCAAAATTCATTATGCGGTTTACGCGAAAAATATCTTTCAATGGGTATCTGTGACCAGACCTATTTATCGCATAAAGTTCTTTACCATCATCATCGTGGATAATAGTAAAATCCTCATGAACCGCTTTTTCATGCAGTTCTGCCAAGTACGGCATCAAAGATTCATGGTCTATATCAACCATGCTTTTGAAAACGAGAACTCCTCCTCCGAGATTCTCAATTTCCATTTTATAGCACCGCGTCTATTGCTTCTCTGATTGTCCAAGCAGCACCATGCACAAGAGGTTTATCTGCCAGTGGCCAGTCTTGCCAGTTGAAACGAGAAATAAAAACTCCATCCCTACTAAGCAAAAACTTTTCCCAGTTGTGCGGAATACGCATCATTGCCTGCATGGCTTTGTTTTGTCCACGTTGAGCAGTGTCCGAAGAATCTGCAGTATTGTCACTGAAGTTACGCAACTCTGGCCCCTTTAGATAAGTATAAATTGGGTGCTCATTTGGACCGTTCACTTCAATTTTTTCTGTTATCGGAAAAGTAACAAATGGATAGTTGCATGAAATAAAGGCAGAAATCTCTTTATTACTTCGCGGCTCCATCTCGCCAAACTGATTGCACGGAAAACCTACAACGCTAAATCCTCTATCTTTAAATTCATCGTGAACTTGTTGAAGTTCCCAAAGTTGCCTAGAGGTTCTGGCATATGACCACAGCCTGCTGCACTTTGGTTCATACCCAGATTTAGATGCAATATTAACGAATAGCGAAACTTTTCCTTTTACTGACTCAAGAATATTTTCCTGTCCGTCAATTGACGAAATGCTCATATCATATGCGAAGTTCACAAGTGCCTCTTTACCGTAATTGGCGTTGTCATAAATCCGCCAATGTTTACTTTTCCAGTGTAAATATCTTTCCCATCTAATTTCTGAAAGGCAATCTCAATGCTTGTCGTCATTGGAGTCTCAACATTAAATGTTGCGCAGAATGAATCCTGCTCAATTGAATAGTCCTTAAATTTGGCGCTTCCGCGCTGGTTTGATATCTCTGCTTCTTTTGCTATATCATCTATGAGCAAAAGAAAATCTTCGCTTCCAAATGGCGTGCTTGCTGAGATAACAAAACTATGTCCGTAATTTTCACTATGCATATTGTTGTCCTGGTGTTTGGTGTGTTCTATCGTTCCAGTCAAACATTGTAACAGCGGCATACTTGGTCCCAGACACCACCTTCTTTGAGGCATGCGCAAAAATGAATGTCGATGGGAAAAGCACGATATCTCCATATGATGGTTTTAGCGTTAGGTCTAGATATGGGAACCACAACTCACCACCTTCATATTCATCGTTTAAGTACATAACAGATGAGAGGGTGCAGTTATAAGAAAATCCATCGTCTGAGTGAACCTGAAAATGCTGCCCAGGCTTGTACCTTACATAATTGATTGCTTCTCTGTACTGCATGTTGATGTTATAGAGACCCTGATAGTGATTTAGGCAGGCTGTCAATTTTTCAACTGTGTCGTTATAGATATTGCGCAACTCAGCAAATTCTTCTGGGAGATTCTCCATATAACCATCACCAAGTTTGCAATCTACGCAATCTCTGTACTCTGGCATTTTTACAGAATCGCCAACTAATGCATCCATCCACATAAATGGTGGTTTTGTGCTTTCGCCAATTGTTTTTTCAAGGCGCTCTACTAAATTCATATCTCGGCTCAACATGTTCCTGTAGATAAGCATTCCCAACTTTGGGTCGCCAAGATACTCAACCTGAATTTCTTTATTCATTTAATTCTCCAAGTAAAAACCGTTATTATCCAATGCTAGTGGCTTATTTGCATTCGACCAAACATTCACTATTAATACACGTCGAGTGCCGCTGATTGTTGGAGTAGTATTATGTAGAATATGTCCAGCATCAAAAATGACTAACCTATTTGGTCTGTGAGCAATTCTCTCCCTCTTTTCAATGGGAGAAAGAACTGATTCTAATTTCCCACGCTCCAGGGCTAGTGGGGTGCCGTCTTCAAGCCTAAACTCATGAAGTTCAAGGAATCCACCTTCTACCTCTTCGAAATCTGGGTAATAAACGCATCCAATAAGTGGACCGCTGAACACACTTTGCTCTTTATACAAATGAGAATCCTCATCGATGTGTGGTGCCAAGTACTGACCAGGCTTAAATGTTTTTGCCCAATATTCAAATCCGCATATTTCATCTACTGGAAGAGGAAGATTATTCTCCCATATTTCTCTAATTACACGCTTTTTTAAGGTGTTTGCTGGAGAGTTCCACCATCCATCCCAGAACATATATGGTGAAAAATACTTTGACTCTGGGTCATGGTATTGATGGACGGAATAGTTCACCTTTTCTGCATCCCCCATAGACTCTGGGAAAAATGACTTATCGTCTCTTATCTCTTGCAGAAGGGACTTGTCCTTAATAAAATCGTCTATTACTTTCACTTTTTAGTCACAATCGTAAATCCATAATGCAGGGGTATATGGTAAATAAATAGAGAATCATTGCTCTTTAATTCTTCATGTAGGTCGTGCATAGGATGTCCGTATGTGTCATTGTCATACAAGAATGCCCAATCTGATGTTCCGTTTATGAGCATTAGGCCATTATCGCTAAGCATGTCAACGAAGTATTCAGCCCGCGACAAAGACATATCAATTTGATTTGCCCAAATTTCAATCAAGTCGAATCTGCTTTTGCAGCCGCCGACAACATCTTGCATTGTTAGTACATCATACTTCAACTTTGAAAATCTTTTATTTATTGATGTAAAGCACTTTTCAAAATTGTCCAATGAAATGCCGTTTAGCAATGTGGTTTTAACCCCACCTTCACAGCATTGAGCGACTCTCGTGCTTGAATAATCTGGCCCACAAATCAAAACGCTTGATGGATTTTTAAGACCGTAAATTAGGTCTTGAAATACTTGTGAGATTGTGTATGTCCTAAATGTTCTTTCATTTGTATCTTCAAACATCTCCCACGGGAATATAGCCATATCAACTCCACCAGTTGCTATATTTCTCCTATCAAAGTTAATTGAAGCCGTATGCTCTGCCATCAACTTTGACGAATACCCATAGTATTTTCCAGGGAAATCATCTTTATGCGATGGAGTATTTGAAAATATATCTGCAAGTTTGGACAGGTTGTAGTTAGTTTCCATCAGTAATCACCTGAACCCTATGATGAGACCTGCGTATCCCCCTCAACAGCGCAATATTTTTGCGCTTGATAAATGTTTGACTGGCCGTATCAGATGGCTGGCCATGCTTATATTTATATATATTGCGCACTTTGTCAACAATTTCGTCAATTTTTAACACGCTAATATCATCATCAGAAAAACCAAGAATATACATGTAGGCGCAAAATTCTGACCTATTGAATTCAAGGTCCAATTCTGATTGGTATTTGGAGCGCTGCTTTCCTTTGCCTAAATCTGATGGGGAGTTCCATGAAACATTTCCAGTAGATGGAAGAACGGAGACTGGCTGGCCGTACAGATGGCAGTGTGCTGTATTACCATTACCGACAATCCATGTCTCGTTTTGTTTGTCCCAATAGATTCTTGAACTATCAAGTGATTTAAAATCAACTGGGTCTATCCCTACTATCGGCTCATTGTGCATTATCTAACAACTTTTTATAAGCAGAAACTTCATGCAATAAGCAGAAGTATGAGTCATACAGAGCAGAAGATGGTTCTACTGGAATTTCATCAAGCGAGAAGGCATCAACGCCAAGAATTGCTTCAAGAGTTGAAATTGACCTCTCTAGGTATAACTTTGCCTGCTGCCTTGCGAAATGATTCATTGAGGCTCATCCAGTTTTGGTAAACCATTAAATGTCGGGCCGATTCTATTCCCATCAGCGTCTAGCCCAGTTCGAATGCCTTTTGTCCATGTCCAGGGGTTTTCCATCTGATTCTTCATCTTCATGTCTCCATACTTCTGGCGAGAAGCAACCAGTTCTGCATCATCCCAAAAAAATTCAGTTTCAATTTTTACATTCTCAAGCACCGATGAGTCGAAGATATTAAAAAACATGAATGGCATTCCCGCAGGAAATACAACTGGCTCGTCTACCTTATTAATCATCCAGTTCATCTCAAATGTATCTGGCCACCATTGGCTTGGAATAATTGCTGAAAGCGCCTCAGCGCCATCCAGAAAGTAGTTTGGGGAGCCGCCGATAAATAAAGAATATGGCTCTTCTGTCCTGAAAGCGTATCCAACCCTAAATGAGACCATCCCTATGATATTCCCGCTTGCCACTACTTGGTCTCCAAGCATTCCTCCGCTAATGATATTGGGAGGCGTGCTAGAGCCATCCCATTGAACAACCACATCTTGTTGTAGTTGAAGTTCCCAGCCATAAACATTTGCGTATGTCATAGGAAGGCATTGATACGCATGCTTATTATATGTTGCGTCCATCCAGTCGCGCTTGATTCGGGATTGCTCAACTCTTGGAGGATTATTTGATACTTGCACCAGTTTAAGTATTGTCATTTTTTTATGTCCTATCAGGGTTTGATTTATAATTCTGTTACGGAGTAAAATGCTGGGGTAGTAAACCTTTCCCCAGAAGTAACCATTTTTACACCATGCAGGTAGTGGATATCTCCAGGATGAATTATTGCAAGACCAGGCTTTGGTTTGACGGTTATATCATGGTTTGGATAATAGAGTTCACCACCATCAAATTCATCGTTGTAGTAAAACAAAGCATTTAGGTCATAGTCTGTGAATGGGTTAGGCGAGCCGTCATTTAATTGCTTGTCAGCATGGGGCCTTTGCTCAATTCCCTTAAACCAGCGAACTATTACTGGGCTTCTTTTGTCAAGTTTTACTTTGAAAAAATCCTCTGCGTATTGCTGCATTTTTACAATATAGAAATCAATTAGGTCATGTATTTCTTGGCTTTGTTTCTTAATCAAATGCGCTGGGCATTGTCGGTCATTCCAGTAATCTGCATCGTATGTGCAGACGCCATTTTGGTCGTACTGATTCTCCTTGATTGGATTGTCCCATTCAGTAATTGACTTTGAAAACTCATATATTTTTTTAACATCATTTATGTCAATGAAGTTATCTAGTATCCTAATATTGTCTTTGGATTTACCAAAGTATCCAGGCGGAACTAGCCATGGGGATGTCATTGTTATATCCTAACTGCTTAGATTGCCCTAAAGAATGTATTTATTGAAAATCGCTGTCCTCTAGTAATTTTTTCAATCTCATGGACCATCAACTTTGTTGAAGTATTGCTTAAAAAAATAGCAGAACCTGCCAGTGGTTTCCACGAAATACCTAGTTCTTCGAAGATTATAGAACCACCATCAAAATCATCATTCAAGAAAACAAAGCAACTAAAATCAATATCGACCAACTCTTGACCATTTAATACTGGGCCATCTTGGTGTGGTGGCATACTCGCCCCAACATCCCCGCGGCGGAGAATCGATGCCATTAGTTCTAATTGTTCAATGCCGAACATTGTTTTTATATGTTCAGAAACTGACATAATATACTTATCTGTTAAATACCACAATTCAGTATCCTCGCGGTAATTAACTGAAAAGCCATTATCATTCATCGGCTTTGGATTGGGAGAAAAAGAAGGAATGTAATACGATGACCCGTTCCTTAGTTTTGTTGGCGCTTCCTCCCACCCCATATTTCCCGCAGCATTATCGGCAGTCGATATCTGCTTTCCATCTTGATTTACTTCTGAATTAAACCGATTGGAAGATTTTAATACTAAATCAATAATTTTTCCAGCGTCATCTTTGCAAATAAAGTTTGGAACAATTGTCAAACTAGTTTTTTGTGGCTGCATGCGCCTTCTTTATTAAGAATCCTATCGCTTTTACTATAACTAACTACTTAAACGCAGGTGGGAAGAATGGCGGGAAGAACGGTGGAAAGAACGGTGGGAAGAACGGTGGGAAAAATGGAGGGAAGAATGGAGGGAAGAACGGTGGAAAGAACGGTGGGAAGTATGGAGGGGCAACTGGTGTAACCGAGTTAGATGAACCAGATGTTGCTGAACCATAAGAGTTAGACGCCCGAACAGTAAATGTGTATGCAGTCCCGTTAGTTAGACCGCTTACAGTGATTGGGGAAGCACCAGTTCCTGTAAGGCTTCCAGGAGTGGATGTAGCAGTAAATGTGGTTGTTCCTGTACCTGCAGTTCCAGCAGTATATGCAACTGTTGCTGAAGCGTTTCCAGCAGTTGCTGTACCAATAGTTGGAGCGCCTGGGGCAATTCCTGGCACTGCTGCTGCAGATGGGGAGGTTGATGAACCACCATATGCACTTGTGACACTCACTCCAAATGTATACGATGTTCCGTTAGTTAGACCAGTTACAGTTAATGGGTTTCCAGTTGTATTTGTTGCTGTAAAACCACCTGGGCTTGAAGTCGCCACAAATGTATTTGGCCCAGTTCCAGGGGTTCCAGTTACCGAGATTGTAACCTGTCCATTGCCAATCGCCATAATTGTTGGTGCTGCAGTATACACTGGCGCAATACCAGGAGTAATGGTATTTGATGAAGAAGAAGCAAGAGATTCTGCTCCAGTACTTGATATGGCAGTAACAGTGAAAGAAACAGCCGTCCCCATTGTCAATCCAGTATTAATAGAAAAAGGAGATGCGCTAGTTGTATAAGTTGGGCCAGTGCTTGCCGTTGCCCTGTATGTTACTGTTCCTTTTCCAATCCATGCTGGAGCAGTAAAAGGAACAGTAACAGTACCGTTGACACTGCTGTACGTAACTGTTCCAACTGTTGGTGTTCCTGGCTGCTTACCACCAGAATCTTTAAATAGTGCCATTATGCGCTCAAGTCTCCTATTGCTACCCACGTATCGGTAGCACGCTTGATTAGCGTAGCAGAGGACCATTGCGCGCGCAACTTTAGACCAGGAGTTCCGTTAATGGTTACACCACCAGTTGGAGTGATTGTGGTCTGACCAGCACCAGTCTGTATAAAGGTGATTTGTGAGCCAACTGGGAATGCTACCGATGAGTTCAAAGGAACGGTCAGGGTATTCGCCGAGGCGTTACTAATTTCAACAATCTTATTTTTGTCCGTCAATACAAGCGTGTAAGAAACAGACGCTGTCGTGGTCGAAACGTCAGCCAGTTTTCCAAGGTCGATTGCTGCAGTAGTAGAAATATCGGCGTTTACGATGGTTCCATCAGCAATCATCGTGCTAGTTACGGTTCCAGAGTCACCAGTCGTGATTACCGTACCAGTTGTTGCTGGCAGGGTAATTGTCGTGGTTCCTGCAGTTGCTGTTGGCTGCAGGGTTACGGTTCCAGAGGTTGAACCTGGAAGAGCGACGCTGGAGATACCAGTCAGAGCAAGGTTTGCCGACGAGCGGTTAAGCGCTACTTGAGTAGTTCCTATGTATGTCGCTGCTGTAGCAATCGCGGTTGCTGTGATGGTTCCAGCGGTAAAGTTGCCAGAAGAGTCACGAGCGACTATCGCGGAAGCGGTATTAGCAGATGTTGCCGTCGTAGCGGAGTTTGATACTTTGTTGGCAGTTGAAATAGTGCTGAGTTTTGTATCAGCAATAGAGCCTGCAAGCATCGTGTTAGTAACAGTTCCAGAGTCACCAGTCGTGATGATTGTTCCAGTTGTTGCTGGAATTGTAAGAACGGTTCCAGTGCCAACAGCAGCAGTTGGAATAAGTTGCACTGTTCCAGATGTGGAGCCAGGAAGTGTTACGCTTAAAATTCCATCCAGTGACTGATTGGCAGACGACCTATTAAGTGCTATCTGCGTTGTTCCAATATATGTAGATGCTGTAGCAATTGATGTAGCAGTAATAGTTCCTGCGGTGAAGTTTCCAGAAGAATCTCGGGCTACGATTGCGCTTGCTGTATTTGAAGCAGTTGCCGTAGTCGCCGAGTTGGATACTTTGCCAGCAGTAGAAATCGTGCTAAGTTTTGAGTCAGCGATGGAGCCAGCCAACATGGTGTTGGTGACAGTTCCAGTGTCTGCAGTGTTTACAACTCCGCTCTGGTTTACCCATTTGCTTCCGTTGTACTTTAGGTAATCTCCAGAAGCAGCGGCAGATGCCGTAACATCAGTCAGTCCAATTAATGTTGTCGAACCAGGTGTTGTAATAAGGTTTGTACCGACACCACCAGTGGCAGCACTGAGGTCAATATAAACACCGCGGGTAGTTCCACCATTTTCAAAAATACGAAGTTTATTTTGATAAATGTCGATTACAATGTTTCCAGTTAGCGTGTTTCCAGTTACTGCTGGTGCAAGTTGTATTTCTCCACCTTCTGAACCAATTCCTGTTCCTACCGTCAAAAGACCACTTGCTATGACATTGTTGAATGTAACATTGCTTGAGGTGCTAACTGCCTGGCCGATTGCTACTGTTGGTGTAGCGCCTTCGCCAGTATTATTGGATAGAGTGACACCAGTTCCAGCAACCAATGAGGATACGTAGTTACCAGTAGTATCTGTGCCAAGTACTACGGAATCAGCCGCAATTGTTGTAGTAATTGAAACTGAAGCCGAACCATCAAATGTCACCGAACCAGTTACATCTCCCGTAAGAGCAATTGCTCTTCCAGTTGTAAGTGATGCTGCGGTCGTTGCGCTGGTTGCTGTACTGGCATTTCCAGACAATGCACCACTGAATGTTGAAGCGGTCAGGGTATTCGTTGATGGGTTATAGGTAAGACCAGTGCTATCGGTACGAAGCGTAGAGTTACCAGTTGATGTAGACGAAAATACTGGATAGTAAGTTCCAGCAGTCGTTGTGGTGTCCGTAATCGCTGCGTTAGTAGCGTTTGTTGCGCTAGTGGCAGATGTTGCTGTTGTAGCGTTTCCAGAAAGGTCAGCCGTGATGATATTGGCAGTGAAGTTTCCAGAGGCATCACGGGCCACAATTGCACTTGCAGTATTGGCTGAAGTTGCAGTAGTTGCTGAGTTAGATACCTTGCCAGTAGTTGAAATAGTGCTCAACTTGGTGTCTGCAATAGAGCCAGACAGCATGGTATTGGTGACGGTTCCAGTATCTGTGGTGTAAACACCGTTAGTCACCGTGGATGCGTTACCACTTACAGAACCAGTCAAGTTACCAGTAAAGGTTGTTGCCGATACTGAAGAAAGACCAGTAAGTGACGATGTAGTTCCACCAAGGCTTACTGATGAAGAACCAATAGTTACAGACGAGTTCTCCAACTGGGTATTACCAACACCACCAGTTTTGATGGTTACAGCGCCAGAAGATACTGAGAAGTCTCCAGAATCAAAGGATGCAATACCCTTTGTTGTAGTGGTTGCATCAGACTGTGCTGATGAAACAGTTCCAGTTACACGACCATACGAGTCGGTCGTAATAGATGTGATGCGTGTTCCGCCAGGACTTCCAGATGTGTCTGAACGAGAAACTGTTGCAAGGTCAATACTGTCAGCGTTAATGACGATTCGGTCAGAACTTGCCGTAGCAACGTCAAATGTTGTTCCAGACAGCGTCATACCGCCACCTGCTACATATGAAGCCGCACCGTTAAACTGAATCCAGTTAATAGCGTCAGTACCGATTTTAATACCGTTAAGTGGGGTTGTAGCCGTACCATCGTTTGCAATGGTCCAAGATGTACCAGCGTTTGCTGAACCAACCAATACCGAAACATAGTCGCCTTTACGAACTTCACCAGCAGGGGTGTTGTTGGAGTCATCTGCACGGGTTAGAACCCAATGAACTCCACCGCCACCTTGTTCGGTTACATAGTAGATACCGTTATGTGATGCCGTTGCTTGGTCTTTGACAAGGACTCGTTGACCAGTAGACACGTTGCCGCCGTCTACAGAAAGACGGGTGTTTGTCGCACTTTCAAGGTAAGCACCATCACCAAGACCCTGGCTACTGTCAGCCGCACCATCATGATAAGTAGGCGTGTTGGGCAAGACTGCGTTTGTCGCCCTGTTAACAGCCTGTTTAATACGAAGACCAGATGAGAGGTTGTCTACATACGATTTAGTTGCGGCATCTGCACCAGAAGTTGGGTCAGCCATGTTTGTAATCTTTTGGCTGTTCATTGAAATTGCCGCTACTGGAACTGCAAATGAATCAAGCGTGTATCCCTTAGCAGTTGTTGCAAAGTCAGAAATCTTACTTGCTGTAAGCGTTGGGATATCTGAAGAAGTCAGGCTCAAGCGAGCAGATGGTACTGTTCCAGCCGAAAGATTGTTTGCGTTCAAGGATGTAACATTTGCACCACTACCGTAAAACCCAGCAGAAGCAGTTACGCTTCCAGGAATTGCAATGGTATTTGGTGCTTCAACAAAAGTACCTGTGCAGTTAACAAGGATTGCTCCACCACCAAGCGCTGTTCCAACCTTCTCTACGTTACCAATCGTCTGTACAGAATGATTTGGGTCAGTTGGCTTTACGTTTGTAAGAGTCCCTAAACCATCAACATAAAGAATGTCGTTATAGTTCCATCCTGATGTATCAACATTGAGGATTTGACCAATCATTACTACTTCGCCAGTATCACCAGCAAGGATGTCTTCTGCAACGATACCTGCACCAGGCATCTTTGCTGGGTCAGCAACATTGGAAAGAGCAATTGTTGGATTGCCAGATGGTGAGTCAAGTCCAGTCAAATAAATTGGTTGACCCTTGTACATCGTTGAAGCAGAGGTATTGATGCCGTAGAATGACACGTTTCCAATGTTTGTACCAATAAATACTGGTGCAGTAATATTTCCATCTTTATCAACACGGGCAAGGGTTGTACCAGCCGAGTTCTTCCATTCAGTAAGGTTTGCGGTCTGACCAGAATATCCACTAATCTTTGCGGCTACAACACTTGCTGATGGCGAGTCAACAATAATTTCATGTGCTGTTAGAACAGTTACATCTGCATTCTGAGTAACAATGTCACCAGTAAAGTTTGCACTTCCAGAAACGCTGAAGTTAGTTGCAATATCAAGTACAGTTTCACTCCATGTTCCCATTATGTCGGTTGACTGTGTGCCACCGATATTGAACTTTATATCTTTATCGCCAGTAGCAGTACCGATTACGAGGTTTCCACCATCAACATATAGGTACCCATCATTTGCGCCAGTTGCGCTATAGTCAGGGTCAGCGTATGTTGAACTGTTAATACCAAGGTCAAGATACTTTGAAGTATCATTGCCATTATCTGCTGTTGCTACATAGTCAGCACTTGATACCGAAGCACTTGATTGGTTCTGAAGTCCAAGTTGTACTACCCCAGATTCATTTCCACTAAAGTAAGCAACTGCATTGTCAAGAGAAACCGTTGGAGCAGTTCCTGCATGGATTACCCCATCAGTATGAATGTCTTTTTTAACGCCAAGACCGCCGTCAATAATTAAAGCGCCAGAATCAGAATCAGTTGAGTTGACGGTTGACTTAAGATGAATACTGTTCTGGTTTACCCAGTTTGTTCCATTCCAGACAAGAACATTATCTATTGCTGGTGTTGATATTGCAACGTCAGTTAAATCATCAATTGCATAGGTTAATCCATCTGCATAGTTCTCGGCATTCGTTTGCGCAGTAGAGGCAGAACCCGCTGTGTCATAATTAGAAGCGAGCCCATCTGCATAGTTTTCAGCATTTGTTTGTGCAGTTGATGCAGAGCCTGCTGGGTCATAATTGCTTGCTAATCCATCAGCATAATTTTTTGCATTTGTCTCAGCAGTTGCAGCGCTGCCAGCGGAATCGTAGTTTGTAGCAAGATTGTCTGCATAATTCTTTGCATTAGTTTCTGCTGTAGCAGCAGAGCCCGATGGGTCGTAATTTGCTGCAAGCCCATCAGCATATGCTGTCGCATCTGTATAAGCGGCAGACGCAGAACCAGCAGGGTCATAATTTGCCGCAAGTGCATCCGCGTATCCAGTTGCATTTGTATACGCCAATCCAGCAGCGCCAGCAGCGTCATAGTTACTTGCAAGGCCATCAGCATAAGACGCAGCATTCGTGTATGCAGAGTTTGCTGCACCAGCGATATCATAATTTGCTGCTAATCCATCTGCATAATTTTCTGCATTTTGCTGAGCGGTTGAAGCAGAACCTGCAGGGTCATAATTTCCAGCAAGTGTGTCTGCGTAGTTTTTTGCATTTGTCTCTGCTGTACTCGCAGAGCCTGCTGGGTCGTAATTTGAGGCTAAACTATCAGCGTAGTTTTCAGCGTTAGTCTGTGCCGTACTTGCTGCACCAGTAGGGTCATAGTTTGATGCCAAACTGTCTGCATAGTTCTCGGCGTTAGTTTGAGCAGTTGAAGCAGCGCCAGCAGGGTCATAATTTGAGGCAAGGCTATCAGCGTAGTTTTCCGCGTTTGTCTGAGCGGTTGATGCGGAGCCTGCTGGGTCGTAGTTTGTTGCAAGACTATCCGCATAGTTTTCCGCATTTGTCTGTGCCGTACTTGCAGAACCCGCAGGGTCATAATTAACGGCAAGGCTGTCTGCATATAAGTTTGCCGCATCCCCAACACTTTGTGCAAAGTTTGTGCCCAAATAATAAACTGAAGCAGCAGAACCGAATGGGTCATAAGTTCCTGGTGTTACCGAAACGATTGCAGTTGCAGCATGAGCGCCACTTCCTTCAATAGTAATTCCAGTACTTGCAGTTAAGTGTTCGATGTAATCACCAGTGGTGTTATCTTGAAGCGAAAGTGATACTTCACCTTTTGTGACTCCAAGGACGCGACCAAAATCATCCGTCTCAACATCTTTAATAAAGTTAAGGTCAGCCGAACCACTAACATCCATGTAACGCACTACTTGTGCAAGGTCAATGCTGCTTCCAGATACAAAAATTCGACTGCTATCTTCTGAAATAATATTTAAAGTATTCCCAGATACAGATAGGCCATCTCCAGCATTAAAAGAATTCGTTCCGCTATAACGTGTGAATGAAATATTGTCAGTTCCAAAAATGTGGACTCCACCAGTTCCGCTTCCGAGTGACTCAACGGCAAACTGCTGTCTATTGTTCTCAAAACCTTCACGAACACCAATACTTTCGCCTTGTGTTACTTGTCCAGCAACAGAGCCATTCATGTCTGCAGCACGCTCAATCGACCAATGAGCACTTGTGCTGCCCTGTGCTACTACAACATAAACTCCGTTTTCAGTTGCGTCAACTTGATTTAAAATAAGAACACGGTCACCAGATGCAGCATCGTTGCCGTCGATAGAAAGACGTGCATTTGATGTTGAATGGATTACGGCACCGAGACCAAATCCACCATCTGAATCTTCTTCTCCAGGGGTGTAAGTCGCGCCGTCTGGAAGTGGCTCTGTTGTGGCAAGACGAACACCTTTATGCCAGTGTTCTGAGGCAAGTCGCATCTCAAGCGATGCACTAGTTACCAATTGGTCATAGTTATCGACAGCAATTGTTGGAGTAGCACCTTCACCAGAGTTGTTGGAAATAACTATTCCAGCGCCTTCAACGAGTGACTCTACATAATCTCCAATAGTGTCAGTAGAGAGGTTTACGGCATCGTTAATCCATACAGAAGCAGAACTGTCATAACGAAGGAAGTCCCCATTAGCAACATCAACAATGGTGACATCGTTAAGATTATCTAATTTAGTATTTTCATATACAAAGTAAGGAGTGTCGTCCCAATGCGCGCCAGTACCAATCTTCAGTTTGCCAGTGTTGGTTTCATAACCGAGTTCTCCAGAAAGAAGTTCTGGGTTGACGGAATGCCAGTTGGCCGCTGTATCTCTGCGAATTTGAATTCTTGATGACATTACGCTGCTGCTCCTCCGTCAATATTTGGTGTGTCAAAAACTGTTCCTGCCGCACCACCGTCTATATATCCAATGCCACCAGATGGCGCATTTTGGTTAATCCATGAAGTACCATTATATGCCAATACCTGACCAGTTGTTGGATAGGATATTGCAACATCACTTAGTCCATCAAGTGTTAAAGAACCGCTTACAGAAACCCATCCATCTGCTGTTGTGTAGATATACAGAACTGCTACATCTATATCAAACCAGAGATTTCCTTCTTCTGGGCTTCCTGGAGCAGATGATGAGACTGTAACTACAGCATTTCCACCGCCACCAGTTACTTGATTCCATGTGTCATTTGAACGGAAGTAGAAGACATGATTTGTCGTGTCAACCGCAAGACCACCGTTTGGAACTGAGTATGATGGAGCACCATTTGAGGTAATTGTTACAAGACCGCCAGTCGCCTTAAAAAGGTCATCGGTAGTAAGAACATTCTCTGAATCTCTGTATAGGTTTACGTCTCCAGTTGAAGAGCCGCTACCCCATGTAATACGACCACCAGCATCAATGCGAATTCGTGGAACATTGTCTGAATGTACGCGAGCAGATATCGCTTCATCCGCGGGACTACTAAAATCAAATCCGCGTAGGGCAGACCCCACAAACTTTGTCATACGAATTCAGCCTCAACTGTCTTCTTTGCTATGAATGCCCCGCAAGGCATTGTTTTTAAAAATTTAGTACCAGTCATCCCAACCATTTACAACAACTGTGTAAGCATTGTTGTCTGGAGCATTGGAGAATTGAACATTTATCTTGTCCGTAGTTGGACGGGTAACATCAGCAATAACCGTGTCGTATGTAGCGGTATCATAAACTTGCGCAATAACATGGCGGGTACCGAAGTTATGATAAATATCAAATGAGGTGTCTGAATTGTTACCAATTATCTGGTAAACAATACGGGCCAGAACTGGGTTGCTTGTGCTACGTCCACTTGAATTTCCCTGTGCAAGTGCATAACGTGCTGCATCTTCAGTTGTTTCTCCAGTACCGCCTTGGTCAATTGGCAGTACTCCAGTCGTATCGTCAGAACCCTGACTCAGGTCAATCTGGTTGCGACTAAGTTGACCATCAGTGAATGTAAGTCCGTCACCAGCAATATCTGCGGTTAGGGCAAGACCATTTGCCGTTGTGGTCAATCCATCAACTGCTGGGTCAATCTTAATCTGGAGGTTATCGTAGCCATTGATTTCAATGCCACCAGTTGCTTCAGTATTTACACTGAGAACACCTACAGAAGCGCTCAAACCAGCGCCAGCAGCGCCAGAAGCAATACGGAGTGCATCATCGTAAACCTCAATGCTGGTTCCGTCAACATTTACATTGAGAACGTCACCATCCTTGCTGAGTGCATCACCAGCAAGAATGTTTCCAGCAACCGAGAACAGCGAGAACTCAAGTGCGGTTGAACCAAGTGTGATTGGAGCGTCAGTAATAAGAACCCAACCAGAGTCATGGTTTACGTCGCCCATCGTGACGAAGCAGAACATTCCAGGAGCAACTTCAACACTCGTGTCGGCGTCTGGAGCACGAACCACTGAGCCATCTTCTTGGACTTCATAGATGCCGTTTTCAGAAGCAGTGTCCTGGTCCTTAACAAGAACACGGTCACCAATGTTCAATGGGTGATTATCAATGTAATCGCCAGGAGCAAGGTCGGTGCTTAGTGTGATAGGGCCAGTTGTGGCAACATGAACTGCTTGCTTAACGTCAAGGCCAGAACGGGCAGAGTCAACATATGACTTGTTAGCAACATCAAGTGGGTCATTCGGTGCTGCGGCCTGGAATCGTCCTTGCGAGTCTCTTGAAACAAGGGTGCTGTGGCTATCAGATGAGGTTGCACCATCAAGTTTTGCTTTGTCCTCTGCGGACATAACACCGTCTGATTCGGTAGTTGCCTTGTTCGCCGTAATGGTAATTACACCATTTGACTCATTGATTGTCAGCGAGTCACTGGTGTCAGATTCTGCCATCTGAACGCCAGTAAGCATTTTGCGCCATGCCGAAGCAGTCGCATCGTAAACCTTAATCGTGCCTTCAGTACTATTGAAGATGAGGCGACCATCAAAATTACCAGTATTTGGGTCACTAGCAAGGACCTCAAATGTACCGTTAATCAGTTGGTTCTGATTAAGATTTAAATTAGTTACGAACCTCATGGCGACCTCCAAAGCGTCTGACTCTGGATATAGAGTACGCTATTTTTAGTCAAATATGTGTAAAGGTCGCTAGGACAAATAAGCCTTGCCAGAGAATGGGCTCGTAAAGGTAACATTTACTTGATTTAGTGAAGTGTACGTAACCTCGCCCATAACATGAGTTCCTCCACTGTCAACAACTGTGACTGCTGGGTGAAATCTCATATTGTGATTTATGGTCCAAGAGGAAGATGGGGTTGATTGGGTGTATTCAAACCGTGAAAGTTCACGAACTTCCTCAATCGCATCCTGCACGTTTGTTGAAAGAATTTCGCTTGTTGGGGAAAATTGGATATGAGAACTCATTCCAGCCAACTGGTCAACATACTCAACAGTTGCATAGTTATAGGTTGTAATTGGCTCCTCATTCGGGACAATGTCGGCAATATCTACAGTTCCATCAATTGCCAATTTGTCGAGCGAAATAAAATACTTATTATATGAGGTGTTGCGGAATCGCTCATTTACCTCGTATGTGACACCCTTTGGCTCAGTGGTGCCATCATTTGTGGCGAAAAGTTCTATTTCAAAATAACCGTTTTCATCAAGCCCAACAACTCGCTCGTTTGTTGAAATACTTGTATTAGTAGAGGCATCTCGCATTACTGCAGTTGGTGTAAACGAAATAGAACCAGAGACTGGTTCTCCAGTTGGAAGCAAATATGTTCCTGTGACAAGAATTGGGGTAAATGCCATAACTACCTCATGACCTTTTGGTAAACATGCAATGTTACAGCATGATGTACGACGTTGTCATTAGGTTCAACAGTTCGCTGGATATCATAGACACGAATCATGTACAGATATGGGTCAATAAAGTCTTGGTTCTTAAGACCGTCTAAAAAGTTAACAAGCAGGTCAATAAGTTCAGTATTTTCATTTGGTCTGTCTTGCCAAAGGTCAAATTGAATTAACCGCTGTCTTACGCGGGTTAGACCATCGCCAATAAAAACTGGAGAGTTAGTTAACTCATCAGCATAAGTAATGTATGGTTTAGCCTGTGCTGGTGGAGCATAATCACGGAATACACCAGTAACTCCAGGAAGATTTGCATCAACAACACGCTGACGAATAAGACCACCAATCGATGAAGTAGCCATTATGGACCCTCTGGAAAATTAATAGTTACGTTTTGACGCTTCATCGACTTTGCAAGTTTGACCATATTTTTAACCCAATTTGTTACAACTACACCCTCTGCAAGTGTATACATTTTTAGTGAAGCAGGTCGCATAAATGGTCTAGGAGACATTCTGGATGTTCCATATTCAAGATATTTTCCATACTCTGAATCAGTACCAAAACCAGCAACTGCAGGGTTTGAGTTTGGTGGAGTCACGCTAACAGCCTTAATCGAGACATTCAAAGGGTTTCCAGGTGGAGAAACAGGTGGTTCACCAGGCTGACTAGATGTACGAGGAACTCCAGTTCTTGGGTCAATGTAATCCAGGTATGTTCCTTGATGGTCAAGGCTATCCTGTGCTTCCTTGGCAGCAAGTTCAGCAATTTCACGCGCTGAATAATGCATGCTTGATACTCCCGACTGAATCAATCTTTTAACTCGAGAATCCAGTTCTGCAATTTCAGCAGCAAGACTTGCACTTGCCTTACTCATTTCCAACCGTCCTTCGTAGAAGCAATCGAAGATGTGTGCGAGTGTTAATAATTCCTTCAATCACATAAATACCATTGAAAAATAGATAGTTATTTTCAATAACAATTTGGTCGTTACTCTCCACGATTGCATTATTAGGAATTCGCACAACTAGGCGTTTTCTTTCTCCGTACTGACCAAGGATGTCTGGCTGTCCTTCTTCTGCTACGCGCTGATGTACTGAGCCGCGGTAGTGCGTATCAGTAACTACTGGAGTCCAAATTCCTTCTCCATTTGCATCGATTGTTGCGTCAGTTTTCCGACGCACGATGATATCATCGGCAGCGTTACGCATGACTACCTGATTACTCTACGCTTATAGCGTTCGACACTCTTCATTTCTGCAGTAGTAAAACCTCCAGCACCATTTGCTTCAAAGAAATATTTAGTTCCTTCAACATCGAGTCTTCCAAGACCTTGAGCGTCAATAAGAACTTTGCTCATTTCTCTTGCAGAGGCAAACAGCACAACCCTTTCAAGAGCCTGAACATCTGCATCTAATAGGCCAGCATTGTACGTGACGTATGCAATATATCCAATACCACTAATAAGAATATTATCTATGCCCCAGGGGGTGATAGTATAGTCATTTAAATTCTGCTCAAACATTGTTGAGTTTGTTGGAATTTGACCGATTCTAAATTGGATTACTTCCCGCACTGGTCCTTTACGCAGAAAGATTTGCTTTTGAGCACTTTCAAGAAAATGCTTTTCGTCTGTTACTCGGATTGGCTGCAAGGGGCGATTTAGCAGGACAGACAACTCTGACTCCAGCGCCTGAATAATGGTCGAGGCAGCAGCCTGTTGCCCTTCATTAAATTCACGATTCATAAATCGAGCAAGGTCTGCATAGTTCAGAATGGCCATATCAACACATTACACTATGCTGCACATAGGGTGATTTATTCTTCTATACCCTGGCCCACCCAAAATATTGATGAATATTTAAAAGCCGCGATTCCATCACCAGGGATTTCCATTAAAAACCCAGGCTCGCCGCCATCTACGGTTATTTCATAATCCGCAACATATCCAGAACAACTGTGAAGAATAATATTTGACTTATCTAACATTTCCCAGCCATAGCGTATTTCTATAAATCTATCAGTATTAAATGCATCTCTAATTAGACCACTTGCACAAACTCTATTGAATACAGCATCATATGGATAATCTGGCTTAAAGTCAGAACTGTGAGCAGCCGCTTCATAGAGAGAACTTTTGAGCATTACAAACGGTTCATCAAGGTCCCAGGCAATAGCAAAATCCAAGTCCTCGCCAATGTCAAATTGTTCGTGGCCCATGCCGTCCATGGAACCTACTTTGATTCGATTGAGAATGGCTCCGAAAAAGAAATAGGCATGACCTTATGCTTCATTGCTTCTTCAACAGTGATGCGGTCACCTTTACGAACAACACGAACATTCTTGCCTTCGATATTTTCAAAAATATCTCTCGGCGCAATAACCACTATTTGTGACATATCAAAAGTATATCAGACTAGATTCGGTTTTGCTTCTGCAGACCCAAAGAGGCACGGAGTTGCCATGCATTCTTTTGATTTGTATCAATAAGTTCTGCGATAAAGTTTGCAAGACCCTGTTCATCTGCCTCTTCTGCAACTTCAAATGCATCCTTGAGTTCATCAATAAGCATCTGCGTTCCATTAAGAAGTGCCAATGACATTGCTTGTGGTGTATCTTCTGGGCTCAATTCACCGATTGTGCGCAGTTTAATAAACTCCGACATATGGAATGGGGCATCAACTCCTAGTTTCAAACACCATTCAGCGATATCGTCAATTGATTCAAACAGACTTTCATAGATTCCACCAAATAGAGCGTGATACTGCGAGAAATCTGGACCCTTTACGTTCCAATGAAATCCATGCGCTTCGTGGTATAACGAGGCAGTATTTGCGAGAAGCGTATTGAGCATCTTGATTACGTCGTTAATACCCATTGCATTTGCCTGTTCATTGAGGCGGTTTGCCATGGTGGTGAGTTCTGTTTGCATGTCTGGCATAAAATCTCCTTGTTTCGTTTATAGTACCACAAAATATTGAATTTTATTTAACATCTACTATGAGATGGATTCTGTCAAAATCGCCATCGTTTTTAACATTGTGGTACTCCCCAGTATTATTCACTTCCCACAATTGGCCTGCTGGAATGACCATTTCTTCGTCGCCGATTGAAAATAGGCACTTGCTATTGGTAATTACTGGAAGGTGAATCCTATGGGTGCTCTGCAGAAATTCACCCCTATCCATATGCCTTCGTATCTCTTGGTGGGCTGGAAGATTGACTAAAATTCCCCTCTGAACCTCCATGCCAACAAGTTGTTCCACTAATTTAATATGTTCAATAAAACTATTCAAATGTTGGTGTAGCGAGTTTTGAACTGACTTCCGTGGGTATATAAGTGGGATTGTGTAGACGTTCTCGCTGGCGATTGTTTTTCTTTTTGTGAACGATTTCCAGTCTTTTTCGGTAAGCGATTCTACAAGACGTTTTAGATTATCAAAATTGTCATAGTTTGCAATGAACGTAAAATGCTTATTCATGTAGCCCCATAAAGCAGAGAACCCGCCCCGTTCAAGGGGCGGGTTCTCTATATCCTGACTTAAGTTATTAAGCCTCTGGTGCTTGGTCGAGTGTAACCTCAACGAAGGACTCTGGACGCTTAACAGCCAATGCCAAACGCTCTTCTGCAAGTACCGCAACTGCGTTACGTACGAAGAAGTCGCTGTGCTGCTCGGATACACGGATGTTTCCTTCCATGCGGTCGAACAGTGTTGCACCGATACCGAATGAGCCAAGGAGAACCTTGCCTTCTTCGATTGCTGGTGTTGCGACGATTGGCAAACGCCATAGACGTGCTTCTGCACCCATTGCCACTGACATAACCATCATGTAGTTCTTGATGTCGTCCTTGGTCAATTCGATGCTCTCGAGGTCCATTGGGTGAACAATCATACCCGTTGGCTCGTAGTAAGCGAGCAACGACTTGGTGATACCACGACGAATTGCGTCGATTCGGGTATCGTATGCTGCACCGCCACTCCACGAGTAGGTCTGAACGCCAGATGCCTTACGGACACCCAACAGGTTCTGGCCAAGGCCGTCACCGTTGAGAATCTGGTCATCTTCAACAAGACGAAGACCGTAGAGGAGTTCGTTGTCGATGATTCCGCGAAGGGTTGGTTCGTCATCCAATACGTTGCGGTGTGCTACTTCGTAGTGAGCAATCGTACGTACTGGAGCCTGAACACCAACTACCGTCATCGATGACTGTGGCTTCTCGCCGAATGCATTGTTTCCACCGTTACGCTCTGCAACAGTTGATGCAGCGTTGGTGAAACCAGTTACACGGAAGAATTCAATCATGTTCGTGGTTGTCTGCTGTACATCGAACAGGTCGCGCACGCGCATTACACGGTGCTGACGAGGTACGATGCCGAGACGTTGTGGGGTTGCAAACTGGCCTGGGGTGCCTGATGGCAACTCAGTGTAAATGTCCTTTACGCCGTATGAAGAGAACGAGCCCTTAACGGTGAATGGTGCATTCATGGTGTAACCAGCCTTGCCACCAGCAATAGCCTTGAATTCATCTGAGTCAACGAATTGCTGACCAAGTGACTTCTGCTCTGGAGTCCAGAGTGCTGACTTTGCTTGTGGTGCTGCTGCTGCTGACATGCCTTCTGCCCATGAACGAATTTCGCCCATGCCTTCGAGAGCCTCAATTTCAGCACGGATTTCGCGTGCCTTCGAGAGGTTGCTGCGGAATGCATCAACATGCTTTGCTTCTACTTGAACTTCAGGTCCACCCTCTTCACGGTTGGTACTTGCATGGTCAACGATTTTGTCGTTGTCTGCAAGCACTTCGCGAAGTGCTGACTTGAGTTCCTTTAAACGGCTGTCTGTAGCCATATTGTTTCTACTCCTTCTGAGTAATAGTGGAACTTTTGGACACAAGGTAAGCACCTCGTATTACAGATTATGCTGTGTATTTATACAATTGTCAAGCAGGGTATATATAATTTTTATTTTTCATTCTCGTCAGTATCGTCGTCATCTTCAAATAACCCCAAGAAATCTTCAAACCTAACTTCATCACCAGTTATTGGCTCTGCAAGTACTGTTCCCTGAAATGTAACTTTTGGTCCAACAACCAGCATTTTCATGACTTCTAGGACTTTTTCAAGAACTGAAACAGCAACAAATGGCGGGACCGAGCCAAGGTCTACATGTATAGGTTCATTGACATCATCAAATGAAACAGAAATGGTTATCATTGGAAAGCGCAGATTCATCTGGCTCTCTAATGAATCACCGATATCGCTCATTTCTTCTTTTTATTGGTAGCGTAAGTTTTTCCTCGGTAGAACATTGACCCATTGTGGATTGGAACAAGTTCAAGGTGGAATGGACCATCGCCAGGAACATAGTGAACAACAGCGATTCCTTGCTGCCAATCTTCTGTACATGGAATTGGGCGTCCGTCTAAATCTTTTCCACCTTTCGTGCTCGGCACGACACCATCTACGCGGGCAAGACATCCTGCCGATGCAGCCAAAATAGTTTTATCTCCATCCCAGTCTTGACGTGTCCGCTCTGCCCATTCTCGACGATGAATGTGTCCATACAAGACTGAGGTCTTTTCGGTTGCCAAGTATTTATGCGCCGTACTTCCACCAGATGCGACTTTGTGTCCGTGAATAATTCTTAATTTTTTATTCAGCCAATAAGTTGACGCTGGATAACCAGGAAGATACTTAACATTCCACTCATCAAATCTGCACAAATAAGGAAGCGACATTACTGGCCATGACGAAGGGATATTCCCGCGCTTCAAACCAAATGCGGCATTTGCATTATCAAGAATATAATTTCCTAATCTTGCTTCATGGTTTCCTTCAAGCCAAACAATTTCTGCTTGTGGAGATGCTGCACGCAAACGTGCACATAATGTTGTCAAGTAGTCAATTGTTTTTTGCGTAGTTAATTGATACGCGGGTGTTAAGCGATACTTTCCAAATTCAGCAAAGTCTGCATTGTCGCCATTCATTGCAATTACATCTGGTTTTGTTTCTTTAATAAATTCAATAGCCAAATCAATTGCGGTTTCATCATGTATTGCTATAAAACTTCCATCTACATCTCTAAAATAACCACATTGCATATCAGGTAAAACAACGCAAGTTTTAAACTGTGATTTTTCTTTTTTGACAGACTGTGTTGCAGGAAGTTTAATTGCAGGACCCTGCTTGATTACTGGCCATTCTGGGCCAGTGCGTTTAGTTACGGCAAACTGTAAATCATTTGCAAGAGTCATTTTGCATCTCCAATGAAGTGGTTGCTTCTTGTTTCATAATTTGGAACATTGTCGTGCCGCCATTTATCTACTGCGGACCGACCAACTGCATAGCCACGGTCTTTTAAAACTTTTGAAATAACTCTGCTAGAAATATCTAAATTACTCATTGCTTCAATCAATGATTTAGAATCTTCTTTGTTTAACGCAGATAAAAGCCTATCAACTTTACCAATAGAAACGCTTTGTTGAACCTTAGATATTTCTTTACCTAAATTCACTAATCCTCCATAGACGCCTACAACGTCTATGGATACTATAGCACTTTAATAAGTTCTTGGAACTCTTTAAGGTCTTCAAATGTTAGTGAGGCAGTTTCGACCACTACGTCTTCTGCCTTTTCCTCCACTGCTGCATCTACTGCAACTTCTTCAACGATGCTGAACTCCGCATTGATTTCTTCAATCGACTTCATTTCTGCAACATTATCCTCTGACGGGATGATTGGCTGAGAAATAATTCCATTCTCAATCATGAGAGCATCTACAAAATCATCACCTTTGAGTTCAGGTGCTGGGCGACCAGCATCCTTGTAGTGTGATGCGAGGTGACGGTAAACGCCTTGACGTGCTGCTCCACGAAGAACCGTGCCTGCACGACCACCATTCAAAGTTGCAATTGCACTTGCCAATGCTGCGAACGATGCTTCACCAGGTGTTCCATCTGCTGCAACAAAGTGGTGAATAAAGGAGTAGTGAGCCTTCATGTCACCAACGGTGTTTGGACGCTGATAAGCGAAAATTCTGTCGAAGTATGCGGTTGTCGATGGTGACTTGATATGAGTCTTGTTCATTGGACCATCCCAAGCCTGGGTCATATTGACACCAGTCTTATGAGTTGGAACTACGCGGCCCATCGCTCCAGCGGCCTTTGCCTCTGATTCTGCATCTGCATCTGCGTCGTCTGCCTCATATTCAGCATCTTCTGCAATAACATCCTCTTTTACCTCTTCAGCAACTTCTGCTGACTCTTTAGCAGCGACTTCAACATTCTCTTCTGCTACAACTTCTTCTGCTAGAGCAGCGACTTCCTCTGTAACTGCATCATCTGACTTGTGCTGAATCAAACCAGCAGCAACAAGTGCATCAGCGACCTTCTGTGCAACAATGTCGGCAATCTGCGCTTGAAGTGAATCGCTAATGTCCTTAATCATATTTTCTCCGTTTGCTGGTTCATCCATCGGTTCTGGAAGTATATCAATTGCTGTGAGACTATCGGCATAGGTTACCACCATTGAGTTGGTTGCTTCCCACTCCTCTTCATCCCACATCCAAACTCTAACCGCATAAGCGGGCTTGTCTGTAGAGGCTTCTATTTCTGTCCCTTGTGGTTCTCCGCGAAGAGTACCTTCTGTGGCGATATGCAAAATATCACCGTAATAATCACCAATTGAAGTGCTCCATGAAACAAATCCGCCCTCTTGGAGTTTTGCAACTGCTTTTGCTTTAACCCCACCAAAATACTGTTTTACTTCATCGCAGAGGAGGGTTACTTCCTCATCAGTTACTTCAAGACCTTCATAGTCAATGCACTTGATGACCTTTACGAGTTCTGAGTCAGCGGAAAAATCAGCAATAATGCCAATATTTTCGCCATCATCGTCGGTCCAAAGGACCTCCATGCCTACCTTAAGTTCAGTCATTTGTGTCCTCCATATTGGACAATGGCTCTGTAATTAGACCCTTCTGCATCATGATGTTATCCAGATACTGGTCGGACTTGAGTTCTGGAGGGGTTGCTCCAAAATCGCGGTAGTGGTGCGCAAGATGATTCCATACTGCCTTACGTTCTGCTCCTCTGAGAATCGTTCCAGAGCGTGCTCCATTCAATACCGACATCTGTACCTTGAGTTCGGACATTGCTGCCGCTCCTGGTTTTCCATCAGCGCTTACAAAATGGTGAATGAATGTGTAATGCGTTTTCTTTGTTCCATCAGTATTAGGAAGTTGATAAGCAAAGACCTTGGAATAATAAGCCCTGTCTGCTGGAGACTTAACCACAAGAATTGCATTCTCACGAGTGAGTTGGCGGCCATCACTAACTGGTGTTGTATGTGATGGGATTGGTCCACCCATTCCCTTAACCTCAACATCATTTGCATCGGTCAATGGCTTATCAAGGAGACCCTTCATAATCATTACATAATCAACATACTCGTCAGACTTGAGTTCTGGTGGTTCTTTACCAGCGTCACGATAGTGAGCAGCGATGTGATTGTAAACGGCGCGACGCGCTTCTCCGCGAAGTGTTGTTCCAGAGCGACCACCATTTAGGACGCTCATGGAATTAATCAATGCAGAGTACGACGCTTCACCTGGAGTTCCATCGGAGCCAACATAGTGATGAATAAAGTTATAGTGGGTTTTGCGGTCACCCTTTGTGTTTGGGTTTTGATAGGCAAAAATCCTGTCGTAGTATGAAGACGTTGCTGGCGACTTCATATTCTTATATGGCTGGGTCTTATCCCATGCGCGATTCATATTTACTTGCGTATGGTGGGTAGGAACACCACGGCCCATTGCGCCAGCATCCTTGAACTCTTCAATATCAGACTCTTTGATGTCTGCGTCTGTTACTGGTCCACCAGTTACCCATGCATCGCATGTTCTTTCACCAGCACACTTAAAGTCAAAAATTTCGCAGTAGCCAAGATTTGCTTTTTCCACAATTGCAACTGCTTCTGGTCCAGAATCAAGACCTTTTTCAATACAATTAAGCATTTTGGTAGTTTGAATAAATGCTGCACAGTTTGAACAACGTGACTGCTTTGCAATCTCTGGAGTTGTATTAAACAAATCTCCCTTTGCTTTCCAGAATTCATCATTTGGAAGTTCTGGGTTCATTGGTCCGTAGTTTGCTACTGAAACCGCAACTGCACGGTTGCGAAGGTTGACCGAAATGTCTTGTGTTGCTGCTGGACAACCATTAATTTCCTCGTCTGCTTTTACTCCCATAGACGCCATTTTGGCGCCTGCCTCCGCTGTATAAAGAGCAGACATGTGTCGGCGAGCATCGGCAAGAGTCTCATGACAACCACCAGGAACAGGACTACTTTCGCCTTCTTTAATAACTGCATATCCGTTGCATCCTCCACCATTTCGTGAAACGCGATATGGTTTTCCTTCAGTCGGTGCGTATCCCATTGTTTGACCAGTGCGACGACGACGGCGACCAGCACGACGACGACCAGTTCCTTCTTGGGGGAATCCTGGAGGTGTTGGTGTTGTTATGCGCTGTGGAGTTCCAAACGAACTTGGATTTCCTTCTGGCATATCGGTATAAATATCTTTTTCGCCATCAACTTTTTCTAATGTTGAAAACTTATGCCCAACACGCACTTCAGTTGGAACAGAGTTAATTCCTTCAACACGATAGATGCGTATTAGCGCTGCTGGGTCATCTGGAGTTCCAGTAATTGTAAAACTACTGTTCGGAACATTGATTTCACCGTCGCGAACAATTTTTTCAATCTTTCCAAATGCGCGACCGCCAGATGCCCTCCAGAATACAAAGTCGCCGACCTTGAAACTGCTTGTCGCTGCTTTGACTCCATCGCGCCTGTTCATCGCATCAACAAGTTTTTGCGACCAGCGACGACCTTCGTCTCCACCCCAAAGTTTCCAAGCAATAAGGCCAGCACCTGGATATCCATCAGCACCTGGCTTACTATTTGCTGGAGTTGAGAGGTCAACTTCATGACGTGGGAAGTAACGAGCAATGTGACGTGCCTTCTGCGGACTTACAGTGCTGTTATTTATTAAATAGTTTGCAGTGTTCTTTCCAACTGAAGTTCCACCGCGATTAAATTCTTTTGACCACTCAAGACCGATTTCTGCTTGCTTCTTTACTCCAGCAGGAATTGAGAAATCAATGTCTGAGTATGCTGCTTTTTCTTCTTGTTCTGCAATAATAAAAGTTTCAGTCTCTGGCAAGTCATCTTTTTCTTCAGCAAAAGAGATTTCATCTTCCTTAATTGAAAGTGTACGAGTATTTGGAGCAGCACCAAAAATTACTGGTGAGTATTCGTAAAGTTCCAGCGACTTGATATAACGGATGCCAGACTTTTCATCAATCCTGTAGTTACCTTCGCCGACAGAGTAGCCAATTGAATACTCTTGTTCTGGGCCGTAAAACTGAACATCATAAAATGCATCGCGACCACGTGTCGTATTCATATTGAACTGCATTTTTACAAGAAGTGCTCCAGCATTTTGAGCAAGAAGGTCTGCTGGCAAACGAGGGTCCTTCGGAAGAAGTTCCACGACACTCAGAGTCTTTGCTACTGGGATATTCGTATCGTGAGACCATACGCCTTTAGGGGTGCGCTTCTTGAGGGTGCGGGCATATGCGCCTGGCTCAATAATGTCATTGACAGAGTCGACAACATTCGTTACTGAAACAATAGCCTCAACGATTCCATCGGCTGTATTAATGCCCTCAACAGATGAAACTGGTACTTGTTTGCGCTCCAAGGTGGCCTCCTAACGCAATAGTAACACAGAAAATACTATTTTGTTACAATGTCTACTGTAACTATATGTTTTCGTATAGTCTATGAGAACAAAAGTGTGCAACGACAATTATGGTTGTCGTCATGTTCAGGGTCGCCTGGGTATTGAACAGACTTTCCAGAAACAATAAATGGGTCATCAATTGAAACCGTAGTCGATGCAAGATTTGCATGCTCACTCCTTGAAGTGTCAGATGCTAAGTGCACCCAAGTCTTTGTTGAGTACCCAAGTTGCTTTGCTGCCCAAATAAGACCAGCATTAAATGCGCCGCCAACCTCTGTCACAGCAATTGTCTTTACTCGCTTGGTAAAAGATGAATTCATCCACTGACGCAATGCAAGAACAAACTCAGCATGAGTTGAATCTTTGCACTCATCTAAAAGTCTTTGGATATTTGACTTAGTAGTCTCATTGATTCTTAAAATAGTTTTAAGTCGTGGGCTAAGTGTTTCTTCTAACTTCTGCTCATCCATATCCAATGAGTCAATTCTGTTTGAAGCCATTTCAATTACTCCGTCAAGGAATACTGACGACATCCAAGTCTTTGCATCGCTCGTCAACTGCCTATCCCAGACTGCTGAGTCAAAAATGTCTTCAACCTTTAATTTCTCTGCTGAATCCCATTTTTCTTTGCTCTTCTTTGAAGAAGCCTTTTCAAGAACTACTCGCTCTTGACGCTTGAATAGCGAACCAACCTGTAGTCCTACACTTTGTTCAAGGCGATTCAACTGACGCATTCTGTGCGTTCCAGCATCTTCGCTGCTCTTGAATTCACCGAACTCAAGTCCAAGTTCAGTCAGTGGTGGAGTATAAACGGCGCGCGGTGATGGCTCGTTGTTCGTTGGGTCTACTCTGTTGTCTTGTGCTGACTGCGATGAAGTCTGTCCGTCTGGAACTGGTTTGTCTGGTGAGCCAGCGGGACGACGGCCTGGGCGTTGATTTGGATTTAGTGGTTGACCATCTCCATTTGGACTTGCAGAATTATTTGTCTGCATAACAACTGGCGACAAGTTAGTCGGAATAAGCAATTCATCAATTCCGACTGCATCACGTCCAGTCAAGTTACGATACTCATCGATACTGATTGCGCCTTGTTTCAATTCTTCAAGATGGAATCTAGAGCGGTCTCTGTCGTCACGACTTAGAATTGCAACAGACGATAGGTCATATGAGAAATAGGTTGACAAATCCTCGTCAAGTTTGTCAAATGCTCGCTCTAGAAGCGTGAGGTGAGGAAGCATAGTTTCTCGCCAAAATACTTCAAGTTCTGTATCAGAGTTGGCAAATGTTCGGTTTGAAGCATTTCCAATTACTGTCTCAGGAACACCAAAAGCAATAAGGATTTCTTCCTTATTTTGCATTCTTGCCTCTTGATACTGCGCATCTCGTTGATTGGTTGTTGTGTCAATGAACTGAGCAGTCTCTGCTGCCATTACCGTCAATCGTCCAGCACCACCGATGTTAGAACCAGTTGAGCCAGAGAAGCGACGCTTAAGTTCTTCACTTTGTTCATCATCAATGTCTCCACCGATTACAAGCAAACCGCCTGGTCGTGCATCGTTAACAACAAAGTTTCTGTTGTAAACACGTGCGTAGTAATCAAACTCAATTGCAAGACCTGCTGCTTCAAGCGGTGTCTGACTCTTGTATGGCTGTGTTGGGTGTGGAACACGAATCCACAAGCAATCTTCGGGCTTCAGTACACGCTTTGGTGTATTTGGGTATTCAACAGAGAATCCAGAAACAAAAGTATCTTTATCTGGAATTGGGAATGTGTACTGCGGCTGCAAAAGTACAAGCGCTGTTACTTCACCAATTCGGTTACGAATGATTTCAACAAATGCTCCGTTGTTAGAAAGCAAAAGTTGTGAGGAAAGCATAAAGCGGAAACTAAATGCATCTTGTGCTGGGTTTGCCTGACGATTTAGAAGTTGAAGAATGTCGGCATCCCAAGTTAACTCACCGATTCTCCAGTCACCCTTGCGCAGCGCAATAGGAAGACGAGCAGAGTTGGCGGCAATTGCATAAACGGCTTTGTAAACCCATGTAGTGCGGTCTAGCGCTTGGCTAATTCCACGGTTGATATCCCAACCGCCCTTATATGGAATCCCCCCAGGTGTCCCACCAGTCTGCGGAACATAAAATGCTTTCTTCTCGTTAGTAAAGCCTTCGTTAGTGTGTCCAGTAAATGAGCGAAGAAAAGCCACAGTTATGCCCTTTCATATCCAAATAGAACAGCAATGATGATTAGCATTGCCGAAAGGACAACCATCCCTACGGTACTGTTATACATAAATCCCGCAGTGGTTCCAACAACTGCACCGCTAGAAAGAGCGGAAACGGAAATCTTGTTACGCACGTCAAAGCCCAGTTTTCCAGAGCCAAACCATGCAACTACAAGCGCCAAAACGGCTATCCCTAAACCTATAAGCATGCTGACACCTTGTTTACGACCGACATGAAGAATTTATACTCTGACTCTCTAAGTTACACCAAAAAAGTCTGTTTTTGTTGTTGCGTGCCACGGGCTAAGCCGTTCCCACTAACCCGCCCGTGACACACGACATTTATTGCGTCAGAATGGTGGTTCGTCGTCAAACATTGTTGACGAAACAGGCTTTTTTGCCTGCGATTGCTGCCCACCCTGATTTACACCAGTTTTGCTGATGCTGTCAACTGTTGCTTTACGCAAAGAAATAGCGACATCGTCTGCTACTACGACAACTTTCTTTTTTGTCGAGCCGTCATTCTTGTCGGTCCATTCTTGCTGTTCAAGTCGCCCAACAACAATTACCTTGTTGCCCTTGTTGAGGCTTGAGGCCATATTGTCGGCTAGTTCTCCCCAGGCAGTAACGTCAAAGAAAGAGGTTTGCTCTTCCCAATTGTCCTGCTTGTCCCGCCAGCGGCGAGTTACGGCAAGCCCAACACTTAACAGTGATGAACCAGTTTTTGTTTGCCTAAGAACAGGGTCATTTGTAAGATTCCCTGTCATTGTTACCTGTGTACTCATTTCTCTCCTGATGTTTTTGTATCTTTGTCCTGATTTTTCAGGTTTAACAAGAACCAATCACGCAGCCACATGATTGCAATTATGGAATATCCACAAATGTCAAGCCATGTGTCCTCAATTGGTTCAAATAGTACTGGCCCATCAAAATTGCGAAGGTTCTTCAATCGCTCAAGTTTGTCATTCATGCGAATAACAATTCCTGGGATTTCAAACCGAGCAATATTTCCATGCCCGTACATCTTTTGCTTACCTACGACTGTGTCGTAGATTAGTGACGCTGCCTTCTTGTCGCTTATTCCTTTAACAAGAGAGTAAGCATGAAGAGCCTCTACTGCGATATCAAAAAATAATTCTTCCAATTCATCTGATTCATATTTCGAATGAAAGACCATTTCAACAATGTTGTCAAACTGAATTTCTACAAGTGATTGAACTGCTACCTCATCTGGAGTAGTTGAAACCTCGTAAGAACCAGTTAGGTCAACTAATGAATTTACAATTAGTGCTGCTGCACTATCCCAGTTTGCTGGCTTAATGTCTTTTCTCATAACAATCCTTTATGCGGTACGGTTGCAAGCATAGCGGTTTTCGACTGACGCGATTCCCACTCAAATGTTCTACGGAGTGCCAAGAAGGTTCCAAAAATATCGTCGTCGATGCGCAGCGGCTGGTATAACCACTTATCTGGACGAAGCAGGAGTGCTGCTCCAGCATCTACCTTTGGCATTGGAATTTCATTGCTTCCATCAAACATGATGTCTGCATTTGCATAGGCAGCCAATTGAAGTGCGACCTTTGGAGAAATCCCAGAGCGAGTTGTCTTGAAGTCCAACAAAACTGTTTTATTTTTAATCTTGCAGATAGCATCAAAAGAGCCAGCATAAAGATGGGTGGTGGAAAAGATTGACTTTTCAACGTGAACCCACTCTGGCTCAAACCTGTCACAAAACTCCCAAAACCCATTGATATATGGCGCTAGTTCATCACTAACTGGAGTATTTGGGTCATTTATAAGTTCCTCAATAAGACCGTGAACTGCAGTTCCAGCATCTGCTGCTTTATTAAGTTCCCTATCTGCCGCAGCCTTTAGCCAATCAACAGCCTGTGTATGCCTTCCAGCATCAATTAGTTCGCTGAGTTTTACGAACTCGTCAACAGCGCACTGTGCAGTTACCTTGCTATTCCACTTTTGCAAGTATGGTGCTGGGAGCATTCCAACAATTGAAGTAACGCTTGGTGCAGTTAAGTTCTTAACATTCGGATGAATGTAAAAACGATGCCCGTTTACGTTCTTCGTTGTGATTTTTGGATTTGTCAATATATTTCCTTTTTCCTGAATTTTTCAACCAGACTCCAGTCGGTTGAGTAAATATACCTGTCTCTTGTTTGTTTAATGTAAAGGTCTAGTCCTCTATTCATCACCAAGTACTCTTGGCATGGATAAACAAATTCAACTGTTTTTCCATCATATGAACCGCCGACAAAAGTTATTTCAGTTCTATCGTCGTTGACCTTTTTCTTTTTGGTTGCCACTACCCCATTGCCTTTGCTGCTTTGAGTAAGTCAGCAAAATCTTTTTGTGCATTAGCAACTAGTTTCTTCAACTTTGTTACATACGCTTCGTCCATTAAAACAGTATTTGTTTCTTTGTCGACTTCTGCAGCAGCAACGTGGTCAGCAATCTTTATCATTCGATTTTCAAGCAATCCTCCCACGCGCGAAATTTCACGAGCAATAGAAACCGAGTTATCCATCTTTGGACGGAAAGATGTTTGAATCTTTACCGATGCATCACGACCACCCAATTGTGATGGTGAAATATTGAATTGATTTTCGTTATTGAAATCAAAGCCTGATACGTTCTTCATTTTTTATCTCCTGTTGGTATTTGTACATTAGCATCATATTGGGGATTTATCAACATATCCATCACATGTCTTGGTTTCAATATAAAACCCCTTGCTGGATTTTCACTGTTGGGCGCAAAGTCCCTTTTTGTTTCCTCGTTGAACAAACTTGAGTTTGCCCGTAAATAGCGCTTGAGGCGAGCAATATCGACTATGACAATTCCACCATCAAGCGCATATACATATACCCACCATTTTGCTTCGGTGACATTAATACCGCTTTTCTTCCAACCTTTATTCGATGGGTTCTGGTCGGTTTCAACAACCATATTTCCATTTCTATATCGGTCAGTCTTTATCTCAAAAGAGCCAGAGCCCAGGGAGTCAAGCATCGCCCCTACAAATGCCTCTCCAATCAAACCGTACTGAAGGTCCTCTGAAAAGTTAAACTCCCTTGAACCTGCTGGAATATCGTGCTTTGGGTTGTAGGAACTCTTATAGTTTTTGAAACTACTCATTTGCTAATTTTTGCAACCTTCACTTGTCCAATACCTTTTTGATAAGCAAGTTTGTTTGCCTTAGAAATTTTATCAAAGTCGCGCTTTTGCCTGGCTTCAGCAATATGGATTAACTTCTGCTCCCCGAGTGGAGTTATTTGGAAGTAGTCGACATTATTGATTACTCGGTGATATACGTACCCGCAAATTAAAAGTTGAAGAAAAGATTCTCCAGAGTGCCTACGCATTTTGTAGTTGTCAGCATGAAAATTGTTCCAGTCGTCCCACGCAAAGGCTTTCTTTTTAAATTTGGCGTAGAGGAGCAGGCAGTGGCTTACGCTGTGATATGCAATCTTTCTTTTACCTTGCTCGGCGTGGCGTTTTTGCATTGCTTCTAATTTTTTACCTGTTGGCATTTTTGTTCTTTGCATTGTCATTCATTACCTTCTTTCGCGATGAATTGTATGTGGAGATTTAAAAACAACAACCTCAACCTTTATAAATTTTCATATTTGGTATTTCAGTTTTATTCGGATTCACTGGCTTGAAGTTGAAACTTACGGCGACCCTAGTTTTGTCAGATTCCTGCTTTGTTGTCAAATGAGGAACAAACGAGTTAAAGAAAACAATTTTTCCAACCTCTGGCTTAATCTTGTGCATTGATTCAATGCGATTAAACCCAAATGAATGTAGTACTAATTCGGCTGAACCACCGTCTGCTGATGTGTAAACAACCCCACTCCAGTACTCTTCTGGCTGCATGTGAGCATTTGAGGCATGGGAGTGATAGGAGACCGATTCTCCTTTATCTGTAGATACCGCCCAAATATCAACTAATTCAACTGGAAGCGGAAGAACAGCATTACCCATCTGCTCAATTGCATTGCGCAATTTTCTGCACTCCTCAGAGTTTGGATAAACCCTAAATCCATAACCTTTATCAAAGACGAGTTGCTGTTCAAGCACTTGCTCAGATACCAAATCAAAGTCAATGTCGTTTACATACCCAACATAAGCGTGAATTGATAAAAGTGGTAGGTGCTCAACCATTAACTAATTAAATCACGAAACCTTGTAGACGCGCCAGTTGGCCAGTTTGCCCTTACTGTTGTCCATGATGTACTTAGCAACTGCGATGTTGCAATCGGCATTTTTTAATCCTTGCATATGGTTATCGCTGGCAGCCCTACCACAAACATTTTCGGTCACGGTCTGCCAACTGCTATTGATTTGGAAAAGACCAGTATCGTATGAACCGTCTTTGTTGAGGTGATACGTCATCTTGCCATTCTTCCATGTTGCATTCTGCGACTCTGGGTTGCAGTGACTCTCGCGGTAGGCAATGTAAGAGAACACATCGACTGGCTCAAGCCCTGCTGCTATGAATTCATCTTCGAATTGTGGGCATCGCTCTGCGGGGTTATAGGAAATATTGTAAACAGCAGTTGCTGTTGGAACATTGTCTATCGGAAGTCCAGCAGCCTTAAGAGCCTGGATATGCTCGCGACGGGTAATCGTGCCGTACTGACCGTCGACCCTTACAGTTCCTAGAAACTTTTGAAGTTCCTTAACTCTTGGACTTTTTTCGTTGAACTTATAGGAGACTTGCAAGACGGTTACTGATTGAGCAGAAACTGATTCTGCGGATTGTATTGAGGTCTCTACTACTACTGCTGGCTTGTCATTTGAGGTGAAGTGGTTGCTAACTGAGTTGCCTGCCCAACTTGTAAAGGCGGTCAACCAAATTGTGAATGTGGCAATTACAGGTCTGGTAATCAATAGTTTCTCCTTGGTCAGCCCTCCATCGGTGGTAAAGACTTAGTAAGACCAAGTCTCTCCGCTTCGGCGGGGTTGTCATGTTTCCAGCGGTGGTGCATACGGCACAACACTTGGCAGTTATTCGGGTCTAAATGGTCGCCTCCGCGACCTCTCGGTATAACTTCGTCCACATCTAGTGGACCTGAACATGACAAATATGTTACCAAAAATTTCGCCTGACACAACCCCATGTCGCGTTGAATTACTATACGACGCACCTCATTACGTTGATTTAATTGGCTTTTTGTCTTTTTAGACATCTGAGAAATCTTTTTTTTATTTTGTTTTATCTTGGTTTTTCGCAATGCTGGAGCGGATTTGTCGCCACATTGCTTGATTCTCAACTTCCCATCGGTCGATTCTTTTAGCGTTCCAAACATTGGACAGCCACTTACACCACAAGATTCTTGCTTGCCTTCGCAATAACCTTTCACAAAATGATGCGAACTTTTGACTTGGGTTTTCCTGCAAGCGCCTGAATAGCACCAGCAACAGCGTCAACTTGGTCGTCGTGTGCGCCATAAGGGAACACTTCGCATTCATCCAAAAGCGCCGAGTTCCATGATGAGCGTGTCAAGAAAACATTCCCGCCTTCAGCAGCAGCGGAGAACACTAATGCCCTGTCTTTCTTGGCTACCTTTGACTTCAGTGCGCGGAAGTTATACCCGTTTAAAACGGTTCGTGAATAGTGGTCAACTACGTTCACTCCAGACGCTCCAGGTTCTTGTTCCATAATGATTGCTGTACTAATTCCATCCAACTCTGCGGTTTGACGAATCAGTTGCTCAACTTCATAAGGTGTTCCACGAACACGACGAATATCAAGAATGAAATATCTCCCGTCTTTTTCTCCTACTAATGCTCCAACAGTAAAGTCAGGGTCATTAGAGCGAGTTTTAGCAGTTGCCGCCAAGTCCCAATAACGAACCTGCTTCATTCCTTCTGGAAGATTTCCAGTTACGTTGAACCAGTCGCGCTGGAACATTCCACCTTCTTCGCGAATCTCCCAGTTTCCATCTAGAAGTCTTGCGCGTTCAATTCCATCAAGTTCATTAAGACCTTTGATGTATGCCTCAGCGTCAAGAGATGGGTTGTCCGAAATTTTTGCTGGCATGAACTTTCTTTCTGAACCCTTATTGAGAATGAATCGTTCATACACCCAGTTATTACCAGGGCCTCCAGGGTTTGTGGCTGCTCTTGTGCGAAGTGGAATATCTGCAGCACTCAGACCACACGTTGGACAACGTGGAAGAGCGTCTGACTCTGATGGCTTACGAACACGAGAGAATCCAACATAGCGATACACGCTGTCGGACTTCCACTGCGTTAACTCATCTACGCCAACAAAGTGATAAGCAAACGACTGAAACTTATATCTATCTTCTGCTCTTTCACAGTGGTCGAATGAAAGAGTTGCGCCAGATGGGAATGTCCATCGTTTATTCGTAGATAAATATACGGCGCCAGTTCCAGCAAGCCATGCATTCGTACGGTCAATAAATCCGTCTGGACCAGAAAGTTGTGGGTATGTTTGGCGCAAAAGAAGCGCTGAATATCCAGGAACACAAATGTATTGAAGCGCAGACATTAGAAGCGTGTCTGACTTACCTCCACCAGCCGCTCCTCCATAGAGAGCCTCGCGTGTTGTTGTCCAAGTAAGAAACGCTTGCTGCTTTGGGTGCATTTCGTGAGGGAATTTGTAACCGCAAGGTTGTTTCCATTCAAGAAGCCCAGAGAGGGCATCTTTACTGCTCATCAACTACCTCAACATCAATTACCTCAGCGTCAATAATGTCATCATCTTTGTTTCCATCCCAAGCATTGAGAACATTGGATGGCAAATCGCCAGCCTCAACAAGTGCAGAAAGAATCGCTCTCTTTCTATCTTCATCTTCCTGCTTGGTGAGTTCAATCTTTTGTGGCTCTTGAGCGCCCATGCCCATTCCGTTAGTTACCTCTAAACGAACGGTGTTGTTGTCGCCCCACTCTTGCGGCCAACGGCGAGCAAGGAATCGTTCTGCTGCTTTCCAGTCTCCTTGACGTGCTTCTTTCATCCACGACATGACAAGTGCAGCCTGTGCTGTTGATTCTGCTTTTATCAACCCATTCACAAAATCAAAATATGGTTTTTCTTTTCTATCTGGCTCTAAACCTTTGTCGATATTGACTTGTTCTGCTAGTCCGCGAGTAATCCATTTAGAAACAGTGGATTTGTGCAGACCGCAACATTCTGCGGCGCGTGAAGGAGTCAATCCAGCAGAAACCAAATCAATGATTGCAGGACCAATAGATTCGCATGCAGTAACTAGGTCGTCACCCACTTTGCGAACTCCTTTGTTCCCTACTGGAATCTTCCTTGTAGCCATTAACTCTTCACCTGCACATAAATGCAATCACGCTGTTTTGGGATATGTGTCTTAACTCGAATTCCTTTACGAGATGCCGCCATGTAGATAGCCGAACGGAACGACTCCAAATCGACATCAAAGTCTTCACCTTGACTGAGTTTCCAGACATGACCATCTAGCCATTGTTCCCATGGATACTTTTCTTCTGTGACGCGACGTGGAAATGTCAACCGTTCAATGAGTGGTCGTTCTTCGCTCATTTGAGTTCTGCTCCAGGATTTTCGTCCATCCATTGATTAATCGCTCTTTCTAATAGTTCTTCGTCATTCTTAATCCGATGGATAAGACTGGACACCCAATTCACTGAATATCCACAGGCTTCTGCAATTGCTTGCATCGTTCCCTGACCAGTCCTCCATACGTTAAAAATGTCGTATGTCAGTCGTTCTGTCGCAATCTCAGACTGCTTTCGTAGAGTCTCAATTGCAATTTTCCGTCGTTTAAATCTGTTCGCCACATCAACTTCGAGCATTCTTGCCCTAGTGGACTTAGGCAATCTGCTTACTCGTTCAGCCATCAAAATCCTCTGCTGTTAAATCTTGTTCCTCAACAACCTTGGATACTAACTCAACAATTTGTTTAACGATTGCACCTTTATCATCATTGGGTTTGCTGACTCCGTCCCATCCAATTTCTTGTTCACGAATCAACTTATTTACTACCGCTGAATACTCCTGCGACCCCAAAAAAGTTTTTTCTAAATTCATAACACCGTCTATATTTCCTATTCGGTCCCATTTCATGTTTTACCCCCACCACCCATTTTCCATTTTCACCCCTAGCCGTTTTCGACCCTACATGTTTTTATAGATAGATGTATTAACTCATTGCCACATTCATTTAATTTTACTGTGAATGTATTAGCGGAAGAATCCTTCTACGTCTCTGCATGTATCACACTGGCAGTGAGCCCACTTGCCTCCAGAAGCAATGCTTCCTTCCTCACAGAATGGGGAGCCTTTGTGATTGTGCTCGTTGGCAATGCCAGAGAAGCAGATGGAGCATCCAATAGCAGTTTGTTGCACATTCTCACGTACTACAAACATTCCTTTGTTAAACACCATATATTCACCTCCTTAAAGGTTAGTAAAACTGTATCACAACGAAAGTATAAAACGTGTGATAGACTGAATGCAACACAATTAGGAAGGAATCACAATGAGCAAGAAAAAGAAGTCAGGGCGGACTCAGCCAAGAACCTGGGGTGAGTGGCATGTTGGTGACTACTCCAATGAAAAGCCAGAACATATCTCACAAGAGCAATGGGCAGAAATGCTCAAGTGGCGAGAGGAAACTACCTGCTTTGTCAATGATGTTTACCAAGTAAACGTGAAGGAAATCAAAGATACAGACGGTCGTCCATGGATGTATCTGTCAATCAAACGTAGAGACAAAAAACCAATTCATGACTGGCGCGCCCTACAGAGAATTAAGAATGAACTAGTAGGCGAAGAATTTGAAGCAATCGAAATCTATCCACGTGAATCAGAACTCATTGACGAAGCCAATCAATATCATCTGTGGGTAATGGAGAGGGGCAGAATCTCTCCAGTTGGATTCAGAGGTGAACGAATGATTTGCACACCAGAAGAAGCAGCACTTGTTGGTGCTAAACAACGACCATTTACAGATTAGGAGGAACATGCCACTTAAAGACCCTAAAAAACGCAAGGAATACGAGCGCGAACGAAAGAATAGGAAACGAGTAGAGGCGTATATGCAATTACCAGAACCAGAGCGCACTCGTAGATTAGAAGCAAACGCTCGCAGGCGGGCTTATGAGATGAGATGGTCTGTATACAAATGGGACTAACACTTATTACTTTGGAACCATGGGAATACGAATGGGCTTCTCATGTAGGTACTCGTAGGTACATCGAGAATTGGGGCAAACACGATGCCTCTCACTATGACAAGTCACGTATGGAAGATGACCGTACTGCTCAAGTTGCTGCTTGTGTTGCAGAACTCTCTGTAGCAAAACATACGAACAGATATTGGTCGGGTCATGTATGGAGTGCAAAAGAACATGGCAAATACAAAAAAGGCCCAGATGTTGGAACTAACATTGAAGTCAAGAGAATACGCACGAGAGATACCGCCGCGGTGCGGCGCAAGGACCTTGGAAAAGGTCTGATTCTCTTTGTCGCTCGACCAATCATGCCAGAACTACGGAGTTGTGAAATACTTGGCTGGATTAAGTATGATGAAGCCTGGGAACTAGGAACACCAGCAGACTATTCACCCGAAGATACACGCCTCATATCACCCAAATATCTGAAAGACTAATCATGATACTCAAAGTACTTGTAGTGATTCTGCTTGTAGCCATTTACGTGGTGATGGTGGAAGCAGACCAAGACTGATGGACTTGCTGGTGCTGTTGTCGGCATTTACACTGTGGGCTGCTTTGTGGTTACGGGACCAAGAGTAAGATGGTAAATTAAATGTCACAAAAAGGAACAATTGGGCAAATTACAAAAGCAGGCGAAACACAAGACTGCATTTATATAATTTGGCAGACACGCGACCCAGTTAAAACATGGTATGTGAATACCAAAATCGATGGGAAACTTACTAGATGCAGGCTTATGTCGTTGATTGACAGAAGGCCACATGCAATAAACAATGGGTTCACACAGGATGCATGGTCATTCGAGATTATCGACGAGAAGACTTTCCATAAGATTGCTAGTGGTGCAGTGCCGATACCTGTGATGGAGTAGTCGTCCATGAATGGGGCAGGACACCTATACAGTCATAAACAGGTGAAAAATGTGGTGGGGGCTGGCTGGAATAGGGAGTATCGGCGAACATATGTTCGGGGTAGGGGGGGGTATTACGAACACTTGTTTGCCCCAGACCGTGATATATCACACTCTGCGTGGTCGGTGCTTGTGGATATCTTGGGGATAACTTCGCACGGGCTCACCGTCTCGCGCACCGTCTCGGGCTCGGGCTCGGGCTCATCGGCTCGGGCTCGGTGGGGCTCGGGCTCTCACGCTTGGCGGGGCTCACGCTCACGGGCTCGGGGCTCATCACGCGCTAGGGGCTCGCCTAACGCGCGCAAATTGCGCGGGGCTCTCATAGTGCGGGGCTCTCACTAACTCGGGCTTAGACGGGCTCTACGCGCGTCTAATCGGCGGGGCTCGGGCTCGGGCTCGCGTATTCTCGGCATACTTGCGGGGCTCTTACCCCATAAACGCAAACGGCGCGCACACTCTCACGCGGAGAATGTGCGCGCCGTGCTGGCGTGCTTGCGATTTAGATATCGGCGATGCGCTCGCGCTCTGCCTTGACGGTGTAGCGGTGCTCGTCAAGTTCGGCGGTGAGTTC